CTCCCCCATACCCAGATGCTGCTAAAGACTCTCTAGCTGTACCTACACCTGTTGTGTCTGTAGCCACCACACCTGAACTTGAAACTAAATTAGTCATTGAAACATTACTTCCAGTAGTACCATAACCAAAAATTGCTTTATCTCCACCATATCCTGCTGCTGCTAAACCATATCTTGCAGTACCTACTCCTGTAGTGTCTGATGCTACAGCACCAGTATTACTTACTAAATTTGTCATTGAAACATAACTTCCAGCATAACCAAAACCAAAGATGGCTTTGTCGCTACCGTAACCAGCAGCTGCTAAAGAGCGTCTAGCTGTACCAACACCTGTTACATCACTAGCTACTGTTCCAGAACTATTTACTAAATTAGTTATTGAAACATTACTACCATTATAACCATATCCAAAGATTGCTTTTTGAGTTTTTGGTGCAACAGGTTCTAAATCTGAAACAATATCAGATGCTGGTGTCCAACCAACAGTTGCTCCAGAATAAACTAAATTGATTGCCTGACCATTTGTATCATAATCAACAATGTATGTGTCTGGACTTGATTGAAAATTTAAACCATTACTATCTATAGTAATAGCATTAGTACCCCATGTTCGTGCGTAGTCTGAAAGAATAATTTGATCTCCAGCTGTCGCAGCACTTGGTAGTGTAATCGTACAAGCATTTGAGGTAGTATTAATAAAATAACCTTTACCAGCACTAACTGTTACAGTTGAAGCTGTAACTACTGGTTGCCAACTTAAACCACCAGCTGCTGCAAGTACCACTCCAGATGAGCGAAAGATATTGTCTTTTACTAATCCACTCATGGTGTTTTACAATCCTATAATGTTTGATCTAAATAAGTAATAACACAATCCACATCTCCTGAAGTACCTAATTGTGCTGAAAGAACATCTGTCGCTTCTAAAACTAATCTAGAGGTATGTTCAAAAGTTGCATTTGCACCTAATGCCTGATCTGAATAAATTTCAAAATCATTAACACCCGCATCATCTCTAATATATAAATCAAAAGTTTCTGCTGCTCCTGCAGTTTCACATAATGATAAATTAAGTATAGTGTAAGTGTGTCCACTTGCTACTGTCAATAAATCGTTTTCACTATTTGTGATTCCTGCTACTAATTTTACCTTCATTAACTCACTTGCCATATTTTTTCTCCTAAATTAAAAACCCATTATAAAGGTTTTTCCTGTTGTTGTTAATTGACCACCTTCTGCGGTTGCTATTCCTGCGATTGTTACATTACCTGTTCCAGTAATATCATTTGAGTTTAAATCTAAATCACCACCAAGTTGTGGGGTGATATCTTGAACAACCGCTGTAATACCTGCAGTTAAACCTGTATCCACAACATTAGTTCCATCAGAATACAATAATTTAGTACCTTTATCAGTAGTACTAAAGGTAGCTCCCGTACCAGACACTGTTTTAAATAAAACAGTGTAAGCCCCTACGGTGCTATTTTTAATAATATAAATTTTTTCAATACTATTAGGGATAGTTACTATAATATTCCCAGTAATAGTTCCTGTTAATTTAATAACAGCATTCCTACCATTAGATATAGTTGCATCTGTAATAGCTAACGTAGTAGTTCCCGTACCGTTTACAGTTACTGCTTCATATCCAGCTAATGCTTGTTGAATTAATTCTAAATTGTCGTTTGTTTTATCGCCCCATGTTCCAGAGTTTTCCCCTGTGAACATTAATTCTAGACCTAAATCTGTATAACTTGATGCCATTTTATTATATCCTTATTAATATTAGTATTATAGTTTCTTTATGCAGCAATATCAACATCAGTCCATACAGAGCCTGCTCCCTTGTTAACTTCAGACCAAGAAACAGCTGTTCCTGTATTTACTTCTGCCCAAGCTATTACTTGAGCTTGTCCTATCCCTATGCTTAAAGATTGTCCTGTTACTATCGCATTAGCGTTTGCTGTAATTATAACACTTCCAGTTAAAGAAGTTAAGCTTGACCCTGTAACCTCGGCTACGGATACAGCGTCCACCTCTCCTACTACTGGAGTTAATGCAGATCCTGTAACATTAACATTAGCGTTTGCCTCTGTATCTTCATTACCAACAATAAGAGTTAAAGTAGAACCAGTTACTGCATAAACAGCTACAGCGTCCACCTCTCCTACTACTGGAGTTAATGCAGATCCTGTAACACCTACAAGTGTATTTAAATCTATTGTAACTGAACTTATTTCAGAAGTTAATTCAGAACCTGTTGTAATTGGACCTACTGCAATTTCTTCTGTGACATCACCAAGAGTTACTGCCATGTCATGCTCAGTAACATTAATAAAGATATTACCATTTGCAGCAATATCTACTTCTCCAGTTACAGAAGTTAATTGACTTCCTGTTACTATAGCAAGTCCATCTGCCTCTGTATCTTCATTTCCAACTACAGAAGTTAATTGACTTCCTGTTACTATAGCAAGTCCATCTGCATTAGTAACTACTTCCCCAGTTACAGAAGTTAATGAAATTCCTGTTAAAGTTACGTTAACACTAATATCAACGGTAACAGGATTTGTTTGTGTAGTTAAAGTATTTAGATTATTTCCTTCGCCCCAAGCGAATTCTCCCCATGCTTGTTCTCCCCAAGCATTAGAAACAGATACATCTATGCCGTTATCTCCCCAGGCTTGTTCGCCCCAATCATTAGAACCCCAAGGAGACGCTGACATGCGTTAATCCTTAACTAATTCTTAAAATCGCAGCTGAACTAGTGAATGCTGGGAATTGAACTGTGAAAGTTCCTGCAGTTGCAGTTTTATTTCCACCGAAATCCAAAACACACACAGCGGCATTAGCATTACTCGTGTTATAAATTAATGCACCTTTTGCAGTTAATGTAACACCTGCGAACGAAAAGTTAGCATAGTTAGTAATTGCTGTATTTACAGAAAGGGAAGTTCCACTATTTACTAGTGCGCCTCCTCCTGCTGTATATCCTGATGGTGAAGAAGCTTCCGCACCAGTAGTGTATGAGGTTGTAGATTTTCCTAAAGTAGCTGTATCTTCATACAACGCTAATTTAAATTTATTACCACCAGATCCTGATGTGTCAAAATCGTGTTCTGCTTGCAATAGTTCTTGTTTAAAAGAATTACATATTGCGTTTGTTGTTATAGCCATTTTTTATTCTCCTTGTTTATTTTTATGGGGATGGGGAATCTATTTTAATTCTAGGCACTCCATCCTGAAAGTCGTCTCTACGTCTTCTACCCATTTGTTGTAAAGCAAAAGATTGTATTTCTTCATTATACTTGTCTGTGTATAGTTTGTACATATCTAAAGGTCCTTTTAAATAAGAAAAAGACTCTGATAATACGCCGTATAAAAGAATAGATTGTTGATGCTGTGATAAATAAGTATTATTAGAAACAGTGAAATGAGGTGGATCTATTACATAATTAACCTGTACCTGATAAGTAGAATCTGGAATAGGCGCTACTACAACAGTAAATTCATCCCACATAGCGTACGATACGGGTATACCTGTTGCACCAGATTCGTTATATTCGGTTATGTAAGTTTGGTCTCTTTTTTCTAAAAAAGATCTATTGGTTCCAACAATAGTCTCCATACTTCTCATTAGTACAAAGTCAGAAGGCATGCTTATATACCTTTGTGTTGTTATAAAATTAGAAGTAGAATATTTTCTTAAATCATCGTAATCTACTTTACCCGCAACATTAAGTTCTACATTAGTAAGAAACTGTTCAATTAAAGTATCCGTTAATGTGGTGTCTCCTACTTCAGTATAGTTTCTAATTTGAGTTAAAAATTGTGCGTATGATATAGCCATTATGATATTACCACTGTTACACTTCCTGCTTGCATTATAGCCTGTCTTCTTATGTTTTGAATAGACCCATCTTCTGGAATCATGCCTGTTGAATTATAAGCAAAATCTCCTGGTAGTTCTAAAGAAACTGTACACATTCCTTGTCCTCCAGAATCTGCATCTACTCCATTAATATCTTCAGGTTGTTGAAAATCTTGCGACCTAACATTTGCTAAAGCAATAGCGTCTGCTTTATGATAAGGAGGATCTAATTGAGGATGCTTTGGTTCATATTCAGAAATATGCACCCACGATCCTTGCCACTCTTTTACCATTTCCCTGTAAGGAAACGCTGCTCCTGATCTATCTGATATGGATAGAGATTTTTTACCTGTTGCTTGATTGCCCATAAATTAACCCGCTGGATAATAGTTTTGAGGTGAAATGTAAGAGGACGTTCTTTGTCCGTCTTCTTCTAAAGCTCTCATAATTTCATCTTCATATAATTGTTTTAATAATTGAATTCTATCTGGTGCTATTTTTTGAGATAAATAATAAGCTAGGCCAGCACACATAGCAGGCATAAATCTATATACAACATCGGCTGTATTAGTGTAAGCTCCAGTGTCTTCAATTCTACCAATGTAATAATATTTTAAATAAGTATAAGTAGAAGCATCGGGAGCTTGGTATAAATAAATTTGTGGTGTTGTTTCTCTTGAGATATAATATTGAGAAGGTTGTCCTGTTGTTCCTTTATTAGGAAGAGCCGCATAAGCAGACCTATCAATTTTAGTTAAAGAAACATCTTGTGTAGTAGAAGTAACTCCAGAAGTTGTAGAGACATAAGCTTCTAAGACATCATTACAATCACTAGGAGCTGCGTATTGAAGTACTCCAGCAGTTAGTAACTGTGTTTGTAAAGTAACTTTCCAAAGATGTACTCCTCGGTTCCCCCAATCAGAAAATAATAAGTTTAAAGATCTTCTGGCGGATCTTAAATCATTTCCAGAATTAGTTCTAATGCCACAACGTTCATAGGCTTCTTCTATAACGTCATCTATAGTTAGATTAAATGATGTAGTTCCAGAAGTTGCCATGGTTCATGACCTACTTCTTTTTTGGTTTTTTAGAATCTTTTTTTGAACCTATTTTACCAGTAAGTTTGTAATTCTTTTTTCCGCCGCCCATTGGATAGACCATATTAAAATACTCCTTTAAAGTTAGTTCCTCTTATTGCACTTCCAACACCTCGCGTTCTTACTTCAGAACCCATTGATGCTTTCATCATTTTACCTTTTTTAGCTTTCGCTGTCTGCTCTCCAGTTGTAACATCTGACTTAGCTTTTTTGTCGTAATATTTAGAAACTAAAGCTGGAAGGATTCCTAAATTTTTAGCAAAACTCCTTGCTCCTTTAGATCTTTCTAATAAATCTGCTCCCATACCTAAAAGACCAAATCCTTTTGAAGCTTTAATTACTTTTCTCATACTATTTTAATCCTTTTACGGTTGTACAGTTTCTTAGATTGTACCACCTTAGACTTATAACGTCTATCACTTAACTTTTTTGCTATTGGGTTTGGTTTTTTTGCCATGGGTACGTTTAATAACCTTCTTATATTTACCCTTCCATTCAGAGCCCAAACCTGGTTCTAATTGTCTAGCCATTTGAGATCTTGATATTACCACTTAGCACCTTTAACCATATTATCTATTGCCCATAATGGTTGTAAATTAGTGTAATTAAAACATTCAGATTGTTGTTTTGGATTGGTTAGGTCGAAGCTGGCACAGGGTCGTATATGATCAATATGGAATAGATGTCTATTTTCCCAAGTCATGCCTGGTTTAAACTGTTTTTCTAAATGTTCAATTAAATATTTAACGGTGCAGCCAAGTAATTCTAAAGTTCTTTTTGATTTACTTTTTCCATTCAATGCTTGGTTAAGTCGTCCTCTTAAACTCAATGTTAACCTATATTCTATATCTACATATCTTCTTTTTTTAGCTTTAATTCTTATCTTTTCTTTATTATTTGAATACCATTCTTTATTTCTCTCTGAAATTTTCTCTTTATTATCTAAATAGTATTCTTTTTTTTGCTCGGATATTTTCTCCTTATTGTCCAAAAGGTATTGTTTAAAATATTCCCTATTGTTTAAATAGTATTCTTTTGAATACTCTTTATTTTTAATTGGATCTTTATGAGGCATTAATATTTTCCTATATCTACCATGGCTTATACACTACTCTACCATCTTCGTCTCTCGCTGCTCGCAAGACTTGATTTCGGTTCTCGCCAGAACTCCATGATAAGTGCACCCACCCACTGTCAGGTTCTCCATCTCTATAAAATTCTAAAATAAGTTGATCAAATTCTAAGTTATCTCTGATCCACTCTGCTAATTCTTTGTTGTCTACCCCATATACTTCTATGTCTGCTGCCTTGCCTTCGGCATGTTGGGATGTAGGTTTGGATCCAATAGCAATACAAAGTTCCCCAGAACGGTATCCTGATGAAATAAGTACAGGAGCATCAAAATGAGATCTAATCGGTTGTAATACATTAACACAAAGTGCTTTTAAATTATCTATGTTGGTGGGTGATGGATTATTAGGTATCCCTTTTCGTTCTGCCATTTGAGACTTAACTAATTCTGATAATTGAAAATTTGCTGAAAGTTTCATTAACTACATTTCCATCTTTTTCTTGCTTGTCGCAATCTTGAAGTGGGGTCATTTGCTGCTTTGGGAAACATTTTCATTTGTCCAGCAGATCTAGCACAATAAGACTTTCTTCTTGATGCTCTTTTAGGTCCTGGACTTGATTCTGTTACTGCGGTACTTAATTTAGAACCTGGGTTCTTTCTACGATAAGCTTTAACTCCAGCCGCTGTCATTCCAGCGCCAGATTCTGTAGATCTAAAGTTTTTTTTATTTCTAGCAGGCATTCCTCCTCTAGCGGCACCTACAGGCTTAACTTCAATTTCTTCTATATATTCTTGAACTTGCCCGTTATTTTTTCCAGTAGGTAATTGTGAAATATTTGCATAGGCCTCTAAAATAGAGCCTGTTGCAGAGTATGGATTTTTAGCCATTAGGGGACTACGGTTGTTGTGACGTTAATCCTGGTGCAGAATATTTATCTGTAAATAATGTAAATGAAGTAATGTCGGTAAAAACGGAACAATAAATTCCTTGTCCAAAAGGTATACCGTCTTCTGGAATATTTAAGGTAAGTATGTCTCCAGCAGGAACATCTATAACAAGTAAAACTGTTCCACCACTACCATTAGTCAAAGTTAACGATCCAGCACTTGCTGTGTTATTAGCAATAGAAATACCTTTAAGTCTAATTGAAGGTGTAACAATTGACCCCGTACCTGTTCCTCTAGTAGCTTGAATGTCGCTTTTAAATCCCATGGTGCTTATATTATATATTTAAATTAGGGAGGCGTAAATACGCCTCCCTAAATATCTTATTGATTATGCTCCTGCAGAACCGAAGATTCCTCTAGGATCAGACCAACCGAAGCTGTATCTTTCTCTAGCCTTGAATCTAACGTTTCCAGTATCAAAATCACCTTCAATAGCAGTTTTGATAGCGCTTCTTACAAAGTGCTTCATGCCATTTGGTGCATCAGTAAGGATAAAGAAAGCATCAGTGTCAGTCAAGAAATGATTGACTCTGTAACCTTCTGGTACCATACCCATGTTCATCATAGCGTTTATATCGTTTTTAGCGAACGCGTTTGATCCACCAGGTGTAGTTGATAGAGGAGATTTCAAAATTCGCTCAGCAGTAAATTGTAATTCTTTTGGAATTACTAATTTTCTACCTTGAGTAGCGATTTTTAATCCTCTTTCGTCAACAAATGCTGCGATGTCAATCAAAGATTGTTCTAACGAAGTTTCTGACAAGTCAGAAGCTGTAGACAATATGTTTCTGAAAGAGCCACCAGTAGCAAGTGGGTGATCAGCAGCTAATAAAGCTTTGCCATCTCCCCCTAGATAAGTAGCACTAAAACCATTGTTTAGTACGTTAGCCGCAGTTATTTGTTTAGTTTGAGACATTGAACGAGCAAGCGCTCTAGTGTATCTAGATGCTAATCTGTCGTACAAGTTATCTTCAATAGCTTCCTCAGTAATAGCAAAAGCAAGTGCTACTGTATTATGAGTGTATCTAGAAGTGTAAGCTTCAGATGCTTGGTCAAAGTTAACCATTGCACCTTCAGATTTTACTGCCGCAGCACCAAAACCTGTTAGCATTACTTCCTCTTCGAAAGCTCTGTCAGATGACTCAGTCATGAAGATTTCCGCATGTTCATTGTCGTATCTGTTGTATTCCAGGCCGAATAGTGCATTCAATCCTGGCTCTAGTTCTTTAACTAGCTGTGATCGTGATATAGCCATTATTTATTTCTCCTATTATAAGCCTGTACCATTTCCACCATAAGAGTAGAAATGATTGTTGATTCTTACAAGCACATCAACGTTTACTGCTCCAACTGTGTCGCTAGAAACGTCTTGAGAGACATCGATAGCTTGAACTGCAAATGTATTTGCAACTCCAGCAGCAGAGTAGTCTAGTTGAACTTTTGATATACCTGTTTGAACGTTTCCAGTCGCGTTAGTGATTGAAAAGTTCTTAAAGATGTCTGCTACAGCGAATTCTCCATCAGAATCAATTGAATAAACTACTTCGGGATCGTCAATAACCGTAGCGATAATATCGCCTTGAGTCGGTGTAACAGATCCTGGATAATAATTTTTCCAAGTTGGTTTCTGAGTAGTTGGGTCGTTGTAGAACACTCCATTAAATACCCCGACAACAGCCGCAGAATTTCCAGCAGTAGCTCTCTGAATAAATCCAGTGGAAGTTGGTATTACCAAATCCCCTTGAAATATCGCAGTGCCATAACCCGCTTTAATTCTGTATCTGTTCTGAGCATTTATAAACGGAGAGCCATCTAACTTTCTTACTGGTCTAAGACCATATTTTTCAGCTACGTTAGCCATATTGTTAGTACTCCTTTTTATATTTGTTTCAGTTTGTTTTTGGGATGGTTATCGTCACAAAATTAGGACTTACTTCCACCACCAAAAGATACACGAGATTGTCGACTAATATTAATCGGCATCTCAGGTCGTTGTTCCTTCATGACATCGCGATCAACCGCTTCTATTTTGTCCTGAGTTATTTTTTTGAAATAATCAGAGCGCGATTGCACAATTTCTTCAGGTATCCTTGCCAACACAAGGCCAGCAACCCCGATCAAACCTGCGTATTGTCCGTCTCGAATAACTGGGTATCCGTGATCACCGATAGAATTTTTAATTTCTTCGGCTCTTACAAATTCCCAACCTTCTCTAAGTTTCTTAGATACGTTTGCCGTATCGTTAAAACCCATAGACTCGACTCTGATCCATCTATGGACCATGCCGACTGGCGCAGGTGGTGCGTCCAGAGCTGATGGTGGCGACCAAGGTTTCTTTCTCAAAGCCTCTTTATGTTCTTCAGTCGCGCGTGAAGTCTTAATTATTTTATTATCGCTCATACTATTGTACCTCCTTCACGTATTTAGCGTATTCTTCTAGTGGCACCCCTAATTTTTTGGCTATAGCCACCTGTGACTTGGTGAGTCTCACAGTTCTGCGTCCTTGCTGTTGTCTACCAGCACTAGCAACTTGTTGGACGGGTTCTCTTCGTTGCTCTTGTATAGAAAACTTATGAGGGAAATTATCCTTCATTCGTTTATCTATTTCATTATAATACTCTTCGCTTTCAACGTCTACACCCATACCCACTAGATCCTCATGGATGGTAAAAGCGGCATTAGTCATGATTTTATCATTTCCAAACCAAGTATTCTTTTGAGCCCAGGTCTTAGCTTTTCCACTAGGTGCTGGGTCTACAGGTCTAGCTCTTTGCTGTTCCTGTATTTCAGAAGCTTGTACTTTCTTCTGCTCTTCAAGCTGTCTTAATCGTTCTGTACGGTCTGCCATTTGCAATTTAGCTTTTTCTTTTTGAACGGCAAGTTGAGTTAACTCATCATTCGCTTGCATGATTGCATCTGCATCACTAGATTCAATGGCGGTTCTTAATTTGATTCGTACTTGTTCTCTCTGTGCATCTACTCTTGCATCAAATTCTTTTAAGTACTGTTCATCTGCAGTGTCTAGTCTTTTTTCAGAAGTTTCATATTTTTTATGAAGGCCTTTTGCAAATTCTAAAGCTGCTTGTTCTCTGCGCTCTGCTTCTCTATATCTTCTTGTTAATTTATCTATTCTTTTTTGAACAGATTCATTTATCTCAGATAAGTTATCCGCTTCTTTTTTAGGCTCTTCTTTTGGTTTAGTAGTAACAGGTTGCTCTTCTATTTGTTCAATAGATAATTCTTCCTTGTTGTCTTCTTTTCCATGAGACGTGTAACCTAAATCAACTTCACCAGAATTTAAATTTGGTTCTTTTGATTTTTCTTCTTTTGTTTCTACTTGGATATCCTGCTCTTTAGCATCATCCAAATCTAATTCAACCTCAGGTTGAATCTTAGCTTGTTTTTGTGCTTCTATCATTTTGTTCTCCTATTAATATAAATGAAGTATGTCTTCGGGTTTACTGATGGTGGCTATAATTTCATCATCATTTAAAATACGGTGTTCTCCATATTTTGTTTTAAATCTTGAGCCAGCATATCTTCCATAAATAATAAATTGGCCTTCCTTACACCAAGGACCATTAGGGAATCTAGTCTTATCTGCATAACAAAGATCTCCCATAGAAACAACTAAACCAACTACGGTTGTCATTTGAATAGTTTCACTTGCGTTATCGGTAAGTAAAATTCCGCCTTTAGTTTTTTTAGGACCTGAATAAGGTCTAACTAAAATTCTATATCCTACTGGTTTGGGAATTACATCCAGATATTTTTGTATACCTTCTGAATCGGTGGGTATCTCTTGCTCCTTAGATTCAGGGGCAACAGTATCTTGCGACACGCCTAGTAAAGACGTATCAGGGGTTATTATCGTCATCGACATTCTCCATGTTCTTCTGCAGGTCTTTTAGATCCTGAAGCAACACCTCTAGGGCATTGAGTTTCCCTCTAGAGTACTGGAGTTTATCTACTGTGTCTACACCATAGCATAAATGGTCTTTGATTTGTTCTATTTGTTTTTTAATATAGTGTTTAACCTGGTCTAAGGTTCCTAAATCAAGCATCTTTTTTCTTTTGTAAAGCTATTTTATTATCACCTTTTAAGACAGGTTCAAAGCCTAAATATTCTACTAATATAGTTCCTATAACATTCATATCATACTTAGGGTAATCATCATAAACAAATACAGATCCTATTCTAGCCCTGTCTCCAAAGAACATAGTTTCCCGTATCACGTCTATGGTTTTATGCGGGCCGTCAAAATGAACTAAATCGTAGGTGTTACTAATTTTTTTTGTATTTCGGTAAATAGGTACCCCATCAGCAAATCGTTTCATGAATTCATCATCGCCTATGGAGTACAATGTAAAATGTTCATAAGATAAATCTTGGAGTAGCTGTAACTTCATACTGTTGGTATAGTCACAAGTATAAGTTCCTGTGGTGTCGTAATGTTGATAATCTAAATTACCATAAGGATCAATTCCAATATGCCAGTGGGTCTTGTCTTTAAAAGAATCTAAAATAATCTTAGAGCCTTGTCCCTGACGTACTCCGATCTCAGCAGAAAGAACCTCGGACCACGGGACTAGCTTACAAGCGCTTTCTAATAGGTCGTATTCTGTACTATCTCCTTTAATCATAAAGAAGTTCTATACTATTTTTTCTTTTTTAGAAAGACCTTTTCTATACTATTCGCAACGGCATCTGCCGCAAGTACATCTTCTTCCCAGTATTCTGTTTACTAGTTTTTTAAAAAAGTTTTTCATTACTTTTTATTAGCTGTTTTAGCTGCTTGTTTAAATTGTTTTGAAGTAGGAGCTCCTTTGGATCCAACTTTTCTCATCTTCTCTTTTGAGCCTGCTTCCATTCTTTTTCTTTTAGCATGAATGTTTGCGTATAGTCCTGGTTTAGCCATTATTTTTTATGCTTAGCACCCTTCATTATTTTTCCGTTTGGCATCTTGTGCGTCTTTTTCTTTTCTGTGCTTTTAGATTTTTTCATTATTTGTTACATCCGCAGTTGTCTTCGCATTTACATTGTTTAATGAATAGTATTTTACAAACAGTCCACGTAGTTACAACGTAAGCTATTCTTAATACTTCTTTTCCAAAATCAATAAACTTATTTAGTTTTTCCATTATTTTTCTCCTTTGTTGGCAAGTGTTCTTGCAATACTTTCACCAGATCTTCCCACTACATAACCACCTAGTCCAATGTTTAATAAAGTCCAAACATCTCCTGGTAATTCAAACGTAATAATAGTTCCAGTAAAGATTCTTATGACAGGTCCTAAGACAAAATTCCACACTAATATAAATATTAATACATACATTAATAAAGGTCTCCAACTAGCTACAAACCAGTTAGATTTTGCCTCTGCTTCTACAATAGAAGCCGCTGCTTTTAATTCTTCTGTGGAGGATAATAATAGTTGAGTGTTAAGCTGAGCTTTTAATTTTTCTGCTAGATCTTTATCAGGGATAGCTTTGTCCACGGTAGCAAACAGCATTTTTGCTAGAGGTGCGATAATACTTAATGCGGGAAGCATTTAAAACACTCCTTTAAAACCTTTTCCTCTAATAGCTGCTCCACCACCTCTTACTTCTCCGCCTTCGTTTAACATTTCTGGATCTTCAAAAGGTTTGTAAGGTCCTTGCATAGAGGGGTTATTTAATTCGTCTTGCAAATCATCTCCTTCTAGGATCTGATCGTCCATCGATTTAGGTTTTTTCTTTGGTGCTATTTTTTTTGTTGCCATATTACAAATAATACTCTGGTTTTAATGGCGCGTATATACCATCAGGATTAGGTCCCTTGTTAGGGGGGATTGTCTTGGTTAATCTCTTAGTTTGCTTTTGGCTTTTGGGCAAACGCTTGTTTATTTTTTTCTCTTGCAACATTAATTTTCTCATTGGCTACTCTAATTCTAGCCGCAGCTTGTTCTTCTTGTTGTTCTAATTTCATTTTCTCAAAATCAATCTTCTCATCAAACTCACCTTCTTTTCTTTGCATGTCTTCTTGAGATTCATTGGCTCTTCTTTGAATGTCTAATGCTTTTAAATCCAGTTCTCTTTGTTTCAACGCTACTAAAGGATCTTGTTGCGGTCCGCCTTCGGCTTCAATTAACATTTTAGTTAGTTCAGCAACTCGTTTTGCAACCATAGAATTAAATAACACTTTAAATCCGTCTGGATCTTGTTGGTTCATCGCTTGCATCTCTGGATCTTGTTGAATTAATGCTCCTACTTCTCCATGAGCTTGCATCGCAATGTGATCACTAATGTGTCCTTGCAATAATGCATACACCATAGGGTTCATCTGTACCATTCGTGACTGAATGAAAGTTCCGTGAGCCGTGATATGTGCATCGTGATCCTGGTCTGGAAATGCTTTTAACAATTCCATCTTCAAAGCCTTAGCGTTCTCGGTTCCTGGATCTTCAGGGGTAGGTTGTTTGTCAGGGTACAACAAAGAATCAATATTTTTAGTTCCTAATGCTTCGTATACTCTAGAATAAGCTTCTCTCAAGTTGTGCATTTGTGGAGCAGACATAGCGATCTTTAAATTTTCATTCGCTAACGTTACTCGTTGTGCCATACTCATGATATTAGGGTCGGCAACTGGAATGACATCTACGCGGTCGTCAAAATCTGCAACTTTTACTGCACGGTCTGCGTTATACACAGAATAAGGGTACACAGGGGGTAGATAATCTGCGAATACTTTTGCCAGTAGTCTAAATTCTTGTCGCATAGCGTAGTAACAACGCTTATGAATAGCGCTCATGACCCTCGAACCACGCTCCAAGAGTGCGATCGTTGTGCCCACGGCTCTGTTTTGTGAATCTTCTCCCATTTGCATGTCAGCAATTGCAGCGAATCTTTGTCCTGCTTGTACGCAAAAGCCCATTAGTTGAAATAAAGTTTGTGAAGGTTCTTTAAACGGTAATAATTGAAACTGGTCTCTAATGTTTCCGCCTGGTGCGTCTACATCTCTAAACTCTCCTGGCTGGAACGGTTGGTCATCATCCCTGATTCTAATTCCACGGCTCTTGAATCCCGCTGGTAAGTTAGCCAAAGTACCTGCATCTAACAATTGTCTTAATGCAGTAGTGGCAGATCTACTTAATCCGCCGATCATATGGATTAATCCAAAGCCATAAAAGCCTAATCCTGGTAAAAATTTAAAATGCACAAAGTATTCTTTGCGTTTTTTTAATTCATCCTCTGGTGCATAGTTACGGTAGATGGAAAGTATCTCTTGAGAACCTTCATCAATGGTTACAATGTAAGGAACCTTAACTTCTTTTTCATCTGGTTTAGGTCTTCCGTCTTTTTCAAAGTCTTCTAAACTTAAATCTACATGCATCTCTAAAATATTAAACTGCGTTTCCATATCTGCAGTAGGCTTCACCCCTTCTAATTCGTTTAGTTTATCTTGGATAGTATTTTGTTGAGTAGATTTTTGTAATAATTCTACGTCTCTATAGAATCCTGATTTTTGTTTTTTAAGAATATCATTCTCGCTCATTTTAACTAAATGAACAATTCGTTCGCAATCCATTAAATCGGTTGCGTAATAAGGAACTACTAAATCTTCTGCTGGAACAAATTTAGAAACAGCTCTTTGTTTTAACCCATCGTAATAAATTTTCTTAAATGCAGATCCTGCTAAAGGTAAATAAAATAATAACTGGTCAAAGTCTGGAGTGTACTCTTCCATCTTTTCCATTAACATGTAGTTCATAAAATCTTCTACACGTTCTGCTTGTTGTTTTGTATCTGGTGTTTCTGCTCCAACAACTTGAGTACGTACAGGGCCATCGGAGGGTAGTAGTTCTTTATAAGCTTGTGCTTGAAATTGTGTAACCGCTTCTGCTAGTAAGGGGTGAGTAACACCACTTGCTCCAGCAAAAGGACGAGTTTGATCGCTGTATTTAAAACCTAGTAATTCTAAACCTTGTGTATATGTTTTTTCCCAATCGGATCTTGAGACTTTATCTTTACGATAGTCTTCAACTAACTGCGATGCCATACGCCCAAGCGTACGCTCATCCATGTCTTCCGCTAAGTTGTCGTAGAATTCTACCTGTTCATCAATAGCCGCACCAAGTTCTTCAACTTGGTCTTGCACATCTTCTGGTAATTCTACGTCAACCTCTTCCGATTCAACTTCCTCTACAGGAAGTTCATTGTTGTTGTCGACTTCCGCCATATTAGCAAATCTTTGTTGGTTTACTATATCCTATTTTTGTTTTAACGTGAACAGATCCACCCTTATTGTATCTTGGGTTTTTCATTCCTTGTCTAGCTGCATTGGTTGCTTTTATTTTTGCATTAAATGCGGACCCATCGGTTCTCCTAGTTTGTCCACTTCTCCTTGCTGATATTCTAGCTTGTCTTTCAGATTCAGCTTGTCTAAATGCTTCTACGCTTCCTCTTTTTGGTTTAGCTACAAAGGGCATGTCGCCTTCTGTTCCATCCATAGTTCCTTTAGATACTGGTGAAGATCCTTTAGATACTGGTGAAGATCCTTTAGATACTGGTGAAGATTTGTCTACTGATGAAGCTGGGAAGTCACCTTCTGTTCCATCCATAGTTCCTTTACCCATTTTAGATAGAGCATAGGCCGCTCCTAATCCTGCCGCAACTTTTGCAAGATTTCTCATACTTTTTTTTGCCATGGTATTCTCCTTAATTTGTTATAATAGTTATTATATTAACATGCAAACTGTTTAATAACTATACTTTACAGGATGTCTTTGATGTAATCTTTGCCTTTGCCAATAACAACACCGCCATTGGCTTTATTATCAACAAATTCTGATAGGCTAGGTTTAGATTCAGAGCCTAGTGTTTTACTGTAAGAAAACATAGCACCCTTTCCTTCGGGTCCTTTAGAAACTTCTACTTTAAAATTTCCTTTGCCATAACCAGCTGTAATTCTTTTTCCTTTAATATCTTTTAAAAACCCTGCTTCAATATTATCTTTTTTAAGTTGAGCATTAAAATTTTTTTTATTTTTAGCAGCAATTCTTGTTTTAGAGTCTTCGTCTTCTCTTATGAATTCTACGTAAGGTTTATTATCTACTGGATCTACATTTGATCTTAAATCAGTATATGGTTTTTTTTCAGCCATTATAAAAGATCTTTAATGTAGTCTGATCCTTTGCCGCTTACTATTCCACCGTCCTTCTTAAAATCATCTATAGGTCCGTAAAATTCTTCAAAGTAATCCTCTACCGTTCCGTCATAACCTAGATCTTTTTCTCTTTTCCATTCTTTTAAAATCTTTGAGTTTATTTTTGTTGTCATAAGTTTTCCTTAATAGTATTTATATTCTTTTTTGTACTTATTTGAGTTGTCCTTGTAGTCGGAGCTTACATCAAAGAAGTTACCTTGCCTGTATCTTAACACGGCTTGGGTAGTACTATCAACATAGTCATCATATTGACCATGAGGAAAGGCAGCACATTCCTCAATAACCTCATCTGCAAAGCGTTCTCCTTCTGGATACCATATGGACCCTGATTCAAATAAGGGTGCAGTAGCATTAACTCTAGTATGTTTATCTTTTCCTTTACTAGGAACAAAAGGTATTACTGGTATTCCCATTCTTCTAAATTCTTGCATCAACGGTTCTCCTGATGCTTTAGCCTCAATGATTACAGATTCAGGTTCCCAAAATTTATATTGATCAAATGCCAGATTTTTTAATTCAGGAAAATCATATTTACCTTTCATTGCATCTAACAACATAAGATTAGCCGCCCCGCCTTCTTGAGGATAGAATACCCCCCACGTAGTAATAGCAGAATAGTCGGCAGTCTCTTTTGCACTGAATGCGGTATCGTAACTTTGTATAACATGCTGTAATGCGGGTACATCTTTTTTCCAAGGTCTCCACCAGTCTCTTTTGATGATAGCTCCTTCTTCTGAAGTGGGGTTCTGCATATACTGTGCAGACCAGTTACGAATGGGTAACGATGCTTTGACTTTTTCTAATTCAGATTTCTCCCAAAATTCTGGCCACAAAGGGTTCCCTGATTCTAAGATTGCAGGAAAAGAAATTAACTTCCACTTGTCTGCTTTTTCTTCCTTCTGATTTCTAATGAGGGTCCCCGTTAAATCATTCTCTGCCCATCTCGTCATAACTAAAACAATAGAGCCTCCAGGTTGTAAACGTTGTCTGGGTCCTGATGCATACCAATCATAACATCTCTCCATAGCATTACGAGATAAAGAATCTTGTTCGGTATGTGGATCGTCAATGATTAACAAATCCGCACCACGCCCTGTGATTGCGCCTCCTACACCAGCAGCAAAATATTCACCACCATGATTTGTTTCCCAACGTCCCTTTGCTTTAGAGTCTTGTCGTAAACGGACATCTCCAAAAATTTGTTTATATTCTCTAGAGTCAATTAAGTTACGAACCTTAGAACCAAATCTAGCAGATAGTTCGGCATTGTGCGTTACCTGCATAATTTTTAATTTAGGGTTCCTTCCAATCATCCATGCTGGGTAGAACACAGAAGCAAATTCGCTTTTAGTGTGCCTAGGTGGCATATTCACAATAAGCCTCCCTTTTCTCTGATCAGATATACGAGTAAACTCTTTAGCCATGATTTGATGGTGCCCCCATTTATTTGGGTCCTTTTCTTTTCTACAAATAAAATCAGGCCAGACCTCTTGAACAAAATATAAAAAATTATCTTGGCAAAGTTTAATATGCTCAATGAGTTTTTTTTCCACCTCAAGTCTTAATTGATCAGTGGATAATAGGTCTTTTTGGATGGGCCCCTTTTTTTCTAAAACCATAGTTTATTCTACCTTACTGCGTTTATGAATCCTGCTCAAGTACACTCTGTAAAAAAAAATAAAAAAAAATAGGGGTCAATTGTGGCAGAAATAAGGCAAACATAAGGTCAACCCTCAAATGACCCTTAGAGCTTCGGCTCGTGGCTCAGGCCTCAAGGGTCACGCCTCTACCCTCGTGGGTATGTTAGATTGTGCGAGATTATCCCTAGTGATAAGTAATGATTATCGCTAGTGATAATCAATTCACTAGGTTTTTATATTATGACCTTGAAGCCCGAGGGTGTGGCCTTGCATGAATTGGAACGCTTCAACCAACCCGCCCGCCGTGTCGGTGTATTGGTGTAAAAACTTCACGCCTCTACCCTCAACGCTGTAGATTTTAAGACCTCGTTGCCCGATGGTCTTTACTAAGATAAACGAGTGACCGCCGTGTTTATTGATGGTGTCGTGCCAATTCAATTGAAACCCGCCTAGCTGTAAATTCTTGCTGTCGTTTGCTTTTAATTCAACCCAAAAAGAACAGCGTTTATAAATACAAAAAACATCAGCTACGCCTTTGACCGTTGATGTCTCAATTCTTAATAGGTAGGCGGTTTTTAATGCTGTTTTAATTCTCTTAAACAATAGAGATTCTTTGTTTTTTGCCATGCTTATCAATACAATTTAAGCGTGTATTTATCAAGTCAACGGACACAAAAAAAGCGGGCGTTTTAAGCCCGCTTTTAATTAAATTATTTTAAGTTTTTAATTATTCATTTGAGCATCTAAAAGCTCTCTACGCTCTAAATGGTCAATTGCATCAAATCCCGTTAAATCGTTGCTTTCAACAAGTTTAGCGGGCTTAGTATTGGCTAATTTTTGAGTACGCTTCTCAAATTTGAGATCATCAAAATTTACATTAATGGATTGATAAAAATCCCGCAATCCAAACTCAAAAATATTATATGCAGTTTTTGGATCGTTGTCCTTTATTGCTTTTAAGGCCTTAGCGTGAATTTTTGTTAATTCCTTAAAGTGTTTTTTTGTTAACATTTTTTTTTGTCCTTTGTTCATTTTATGTCTTATTAATTAATATATAAATACGGCAGAATTAAGGCAAGTTATAACCTAAAAAAAGCGGGCGTTTTAAGCCCGCTTTTAATTAAATATTTATTGATTTATGCTAAAGAATAAGATTTATAATTATTGTACAACAAAGCGTGTTTTTTTGGGTCGTATTCTTCAACCTTGCCTTGCTCATTAATAACAAGATTTTTTTCTAATAAAACTTGATTAACCAAGTCAAAATTTTTGGCCTGATGTGAGGCCAAGTCCCATAATTTAGAATTTAAAACAGATTTAAAAAGATTAATATCAGTACAATCTTTGTCTTTAAGATATCCAATATATTTAAAGATATTTTTTACTGTTTTTTCTATTTCTGTTTTTAGTATTTTTTCTTCAGTCATTTTTTGCCCTTTGTTTAAGTTGTTTAACATATTTAATACATAAGCATATAAATACGGCAGAATTAAGGCAAGTTATAACCTAAAAAAAGCGGGCGTTTTAAGCCCGCTTTTAATTACGCTTGATTATTAAGCAACCTTTAAAACTGGTACGCTTTGAAGCGTTGCGGTGCTGTTTTCTAATAAATAGGTGCTAGCACCAGCACTTTGAGATAGTGCCTTTAGTAAAAATTTATCGTCATTTTCAAGGCGTGATATCCAACTTTTAAGATAAGCAATGGAATTTTGATTGATTGTCTTATCAAGGCCAAAATGCATACAAAGCATATTGGCAGATATTTCAGCAACCAATTCCTCGAGTGCATACTCTAACTGAACATCATCCTTAAAATATTTAACATTTTTTTCAAATCGAGCCGTTCTCGATTTATGACCAGTCCAATGGCTAAGTTCATGAAATAAAACGCTGTAATAATTAAAAGACGCTGATTTATCAGCGACATTTATAAAGCCCGTTTTTTCTGTCATATGGACATAATTTAACAAAGGGCTATAATAACAGCGACCCTCGTTTGAGTGTCTTAAATCAAGGTCTTTGATATTTTTAACAAAGCTTTCAATTTCTGTTATATCAATGACTTGATTTTCTTTTTTAGGTGGTAGCGTATAAGTTGAATTTTCAAAATTCATTTGTTCATAGTTATAAACATAACTAATTTTTAAAAATGAAAATTGCTTGTCTTTGTCTTCGTTTTTATTATTTTTTACAGACTTTTTGAAAACGCCGTAATAAAAAACCGCCGTACCATTTTGGCTTTGACCGTCTTTAATTGTAGCACCTACTGACTGCCACGCTTTTTTTGTAGCGTAGTAAATAGTGGCGTAGTTGTTTTCTTTTTTATTAATACCCAAAGCCCAAAAATTAATGCCTTTATAATTTTTTTGAGTTAAAGCATTTGCGGGCGAACCAATACCCTTAAATGATTTGAACCATTTTAGGCCGTCATTTTTTAGCCCTTCAACAATCTTATTTTTTAAAACTGTCAGAGCGTCCTTTGTTATTTTACTTAATGCACTCATTTTTTTTGTCCTTTGTTAAGTTTATGTCTTATTAATTAATATATAAATACGGCAGAATTAAGGCACAGAACAAAAAAGATTTATTAAAAATCAACAACTTAATTTTTTTATATTATTTCTTTATTTGCCTTGTTTTCGCCATAATGTTTTTTTATAACTTAATCTCATTTAATTTAACAACAAAGGGGTAAAATAATATGCACACACAACAAGAAGCAAAAACAAACCAATACCAAAAACAAAATGACATTGAGTTTAAAAAAAATAAACAAAATATTAATGTAGTTTTAAAAGGTGATAATAAGTATTTTCATGCGAACCAATGTGCTGAATTTACAAAAAATCTTTTAAAATATGGATATAATAATATTACAAGCGAAGAAATAAAAAACAAAGGCGTTTGTTTTAATAAATATTCAATTAATAATGGATATAGCCAATACTGCAGAGACATTAAAAGATTTAACAGCAAAGAAGAAATGTTAGGTTTTATTATTGGATATAACCAAGCAATTATTAATTTAAAATAATAAACAAACGAAAGGAAAAAAACAAATGAAAAAAGATGTAAAAATTATTGAATCTGTGTGGGACGCAATAATGCAAAATACACAATATAAAAATATTGATTTTACTAAATTTAAAAATGCTGAACTTGATTATGAAAAAAAGCAAATTGATTTAGGAAATTATATTTTGACAATTAAACAAAAAGAGGTTGCTTAATAAACAATAAAGGAAAGGAAAATAAAAAATGACTAGCAAACCAATTCAAGCATCAAATTTTATTAGGGGGGTTTTATCGCCAAATATATATAATATTAATAAAAAAGAATTTGAATATATAAGAAATGATAAAAAACTTTATTGTGATAGTTGCGGACATAAAGGGTTTATGTGGGCAGAAAACGACAACTACAAAGACGCAGACCTAAAAAGCAATCAAATTCTATGCCCAAAATGTTTTTCTTGGAATTATTTTGAGGGCGGATATACTGACGACATAAAACATAAAGGAAAATAAAAAATGACTACATTAAACATAAATAACAAAAAGTATTTTGAACCCTTTTTAAAAACTTTAGAGGGTAATACAGATACCAATTTCCATACTTCCAATGGTATGTTAATTGCTTTTAATTTTGGAACTTCCATTCAAATAGAAGAAATGAAAGAAATTTCAAAAAATCATAATGACTTAAATTTTATTAATCCGATAACTTCTATAGCTAGAAAATATCTAATCAAAGATATTTTGAACAATATGAAAGATAAAAAACTAGCCAAAAGAATTAGGGTGAGGTTGTAACAATGAATAAACAGCTATACGAGTGCGTGGCTTTTAATGGTGCGGGACTGATTGCCATGCAATCAAGGGGGTCTAATGAAATTGAAGCGATTAGATTTTGTAAAAATGATTTGCGGGATAAACTTTGGAAATCACAGACAAAGTTTTATTATGATTTAAGAAATTTTAAATTTATTATTGATATTGTTAAGGGGGTGGACAATGTATAAACCCGTGCAAAAACTTTTAAGATTTGATAATTACAAAATGCAAAAATCGGTCAAGTTTGGTTATTTGTCGGTTATATTATATTTAGCACCCTATAAATTAAGCGGTGTGAATATATGTCCAAAGGCAAGCAAGGGGTGCATTGCAAGCTGTTTAAATTTAAGCGGGCGGGGTGTATTTGATAGCGTGAAGCTGTCCCGCTTAAATAAAACAAAATACTTTTTACAAGATAGAGTTAAATTTTTGAAACAATTAGATAGAGAAATAAAAAACTACTATAAACGGGCAACGGCTTTAAATTTAAAATTAAATGTTCGTTTAAATGGGACTAGCGATTTACCGTTTGAACGGTATAGATTAGAGAATGGTTTGAGTTTAATGGACAATAACCCTACAATTGATTTTCATGATTATACGAAAATTAAGAATAGATTGAAGGACGCTTTACCGAAAAATTATCAATTGACATTTTCAAAAAGTGAAAGCAACGACAACGAAATACAAGAACTAATAATGACCACGAAACAAAATATTGCGGTTGTTTTTAATAAACTGCCTAAAACTTATTTAGGCCGTAAAGTAATAAACGGGGATTTAAACGATTTGCGTTTTTTAGACCCGAAAAATTCGATTGTTGGATTGATTGCTAAAGGTAAAGCAAAAAAAGACAATAGCGGGTTTGTAATTAACATTTAACAACAAAGGAAAGGGAAAATAATGCGTATAGAAGAAATTAAGTTAATTAAAACTACTAAACGAGATAAAAAGTATAGCTGGTTTGATATTGAATCAAATATCGAAAAAGAATACAACCAAAAAAATCTAAATAATGTATTGGATTCTTTACAAGATAAGTTTAAAGAAAACAATATTACATATATTGAGGGTAATTTTTCAGGTGGGCATGACGAAGGGGGGTTTGATGACGCTGATTTTTATGATGAAAATCTTAAAAAAGTAGAACCTAAAAATCTTACAGCATCTTGGGTTACACAATATTTTGTGTATAAAAACGAAGAAAATAAAGAAATAAAATATTATGTTTCTGAATATTCGAAAAATATAGATTTATTGCAACTAAATAGTGATTATAGTGCAATGTCAATATTGTACGGAACAGGAGCATTGAGTGAATACGGATCCTTTGCTGATGAATTCCATGTAGATGGAGAAGTAAAACTAAACGTAATAACTAAAAAGTATCATGTAACTGGTAGTCAAACAAATGAAGAATCTGAAGATATAGAACAGGAAGGATCGGTAGCATAATGTCCACACCTGTACATCATGCACAATCTTCAGTTAAAAATTGGGGTGGTCTGTTAGAAGACTACCTACCAATACATAATTGGTTTGACGATACTAAAGCATATTTCCCAAACTTTAGACATAGAGCATTAAAGCATCATTCCTTAGGTATTAAAGAATGTGTTGAAAAGTTTGGAGATTACATCACTAATAGTGATGGCAAAAAAGTACCTGTTAAACTAATTGGTGAACAGCATATTATTGAAGACTGTGGATTTATCCCATCAATACAAGATTGGCTTTGCAACATAAAACCAAAAGAATTTATGTATAGAGCAAAAAAACTTTCAAAGGAGAACAATTGAACAGACAAGAAAAACAATTAGAAATATTAAACAAAGTATCACAAGAAGCATTAGATGAACTAGAGAGTAAACGAGGAAAAGAACCAGACTTTATTAAAGAGTTCTTTGATTGGGTGACTTTAGTACGTAAAAAACTAAACAAATATTTAAACTAAATGAAAGAAAGGATAACAATGATTAGTGCAGAAATGACTACAGACTGGCAGAAATTAGTAAATAAACATTTAGTTGGAAGAAAAATAGTTAAAGTAGAATGGTTAAGTCCTGAAGAAACAGAAAAAATTCATGGGTGGAGTCAGCAACCTTGTGAAATCTATTTGGATAATGGAACTATTCTAACACCAAGAAGCGATGACGAGGGTAATGAAAGCGGGGCAATAGGAACTAATTTAAATGACCTACCAATAATTCCAACTTTTAGGGAAGATATTGAATAATTTTAAACAACAAATGAAAGGGTAAACTAAAATGAACGAATATGAAAAAATAGAGTGGGTACACAGCCAATTGTCCGAATTGCAAAATGGTATTGAGGTAGATTTGGAAACTATGCAATCTTTTATTGAAGATATAAGAGAAAACTATTTCAATAAAAATGGAAATTTAAACAATAAATGGAAGGGTAAACAATGAAAACAAAGCTAGTAAGAATAATAGAGGATATATGCCAAGATCATTTAGATAACATAAATATAGATGATGTCGCAAAATGTGAAGATCACCATGATCTTTATTTATTAGGCAAATGGGACATGGCACAAGAAATAATGGAGTCAATCATAACTAGTGAAAGGGTAAAATAAAATGAAAAAACACAATAAACGACAACTATATGTAGGCGGATATGATAAAGTTACACACTTTAAAACGCTATCGTTGAAAGTATCGGAGTTTGAAAAAATAAACGATATAAGCAATGAGGATTTTAGAGGGGTGTTATCCCACGCCCAAACAATTTATTTTTTAATTGATTTTTATAATCAAAAAAAGATTAAAAAAGTAATGAAACAAAATGAGATTGAAAGCATATTGCCCTACGATAATAAACTTATAACTTCTTGATCTCAACAATGACTGAATTAGGTATAACAGTAACTTGCGAAACATCTTCAATTGTGCCTAATTCCGCATTAACTAAATTATAATCAGCAAAAACTCGAGTAATACCTTTAGAGGTAGAATATAAATGACCTTTAGTAACGCAAACAGGCAATGACATTTTTGATAAATCTTTACAAGATAGCCATGAACTATCGGAAACGATATCAAGCCATTTTATTTCAACTAATGGATAGCGTTCAATTTCTTTTTTTGCTTTTTTATTTATTGTTATTTTTCTTTTTTTCATCAATTTTTATGCTTACTGTGCCCACGCTTGTATTTAAAAACTTTGCATTATGTACTTCATTAAACAAAATAAAAAAATCTTTAGGTTTTTTACTCTGTAACAATTTTTTCTGGCGTAATGTCAATAATCGATTTGTTTTCACTTAGCTTGTCCTCTAGCTCGGTTAATCGTTTTTCTAACTGTTCTCGGTTCATTCCGTCAATAGTAGAGTGCATGATTTCCGATTTAGCAATCAATTGACCCGACATTTGTACAATGTTTTTTTGGGCGTTGATAGAGGCGTTATATTGGTTTTTACTTTCAGCACCATCTCGCAATTTTTCAAAAACTTTATAATTTCTTAATTTATCTGTTTCATATTTTTGTAATTCTTGTGATAATCTTTTTTCTAAGTATCTACAAACATGTGGATTTAATTCAGGATTAGTTAATCTACTTCCCATTTCATAAGGTTTTTTTCCAACAGGTGCAGTAAACCCCGCCTCAACACAAGCGTCTGCTTTGGACATTTGACCCCAGTTGGCCACAAGTACATCAACAAACTTTCGTTGTTTAGGTGTTAGGTCAGCAGTTGTTTTAACGACATTTCTTTTTTTTGTCATATCAGGTTAATACAGTATATCAGAACATTTTCCTAGTTTCCTAGTTTTATAGGCAATCTATAGAAATTAAAAAAATATTTTTTATTTTTGTATATTTGCCGAAGTAAGAGATTAAATAACTGTTGATTAAAGCCCCTTACACTAAATATTACTAATTGTTACAATAAATAACTGTTGATTTACCTATGTTTTCCCAGAGTTGACAAAGTGTCACACCTAAATGACCCTTGCTAATCAACACTTTCCTGAAATACTAGGAATTTTCCTAGTATTTTCCTACTTTGAAAATGCTCTTTTATCCTTTAAAATCAATGACTTATTCATGAAACTGCGACAATGTGTCTTAAATCTAGGATTTCATCTTTTTTAAAAAAAGTTTCTAAGGAAGTGCCTTATAGGGGGTAGTTTCAGGAAAAACTAGGAAAACGCTTTAAAATCAATAACTTATTTGTCCTACTTTTTTAAAAAAACTAGGAAACTTCTGGGAATTTTCCCAGCAAACTAGGAAAACTAGGAAAACCCGTGATCCGTGATCCGTGATACCCGAAACTTTACCCACACCCCAAAAACCAATGTTCTTGTATCGTTCTTATCCCGTTCACACAATATGCCATAAATTCACGCAACAGTTGTATAGCCTAAAATAACATTTGACATATGCACCCTAATACCTTATTATTATTCTACATTCATTTGCATAAATGACTGCCCTTTCTACTCTCGTGAGTTATGTTTTCTCAGAGGCACGACTCACGAGAACAAAATAAGTTACTTACAACCCCAAGTTGTGTGGATAAGTTTTTATCCTTTAAAATCAATGACTTATTCCAAATCACACAAAAGCCACAATGTTGCCTTAATCGTGCCACAGTCTTCAATTACACTTATTCTAAGCTAATAAAACAAACGAAAGGAAACAAAATGAAAACAAATAAAAAACCAATGAGTTCAGAAACAGTTAAGGTTGATATGGAAAGATTAGCTAGAATGGGGCTGTTAACTAAAATCAAAGTATATGAAGGTAATGAGCCAACGCTGAAGGAAGCACAAGCGTTTGTTGGTGGTTATGTTGAGGTAGTAAATTTAAAAGAGGATGGTTGTTTGCTAGTTGATGAGGAAGGTTTACTAAAAAATAAAATAGTTAATCTTCAAGCTACTTATCTCTATAATAAATTATATGAGGGCAAAATTGTAGGTGATGTCATTCATATAAAACCTGACGCAAGAAGGGAGTGGTAAAATGGCTAAATTTAAAAGGGAGGATAAATAAAATGAAAATATATGAAATAACTTTTATTGAAGAATGTACTTCAAAAGTAAAAATTGAAGCAAATTCTTTAGAGGAAGCGACAAAGATTGTTGAAAGTGGCGATTTTGTGAATGATGAAATTGTTGATAGAGATCATTTTCAAATCACTAACATAAACGAAGCATAAACAACAAAACGAAAGGATAAAAATAATGAAAACATACACAGTAGAAGAAATAAGAGAAGCAGTAAACCTCGTCATTGGCGATAATGGTTTAGCAAGTGATGAAGTCATAGATGTATTAGAAACTGATGTAGAACAAAATACGAAAGATTACTTAAACAGCAGAAAGAAAAAAAATGACACCCTTAAGTAAATTATCAGAAATTTATATTAAATGGATCGATAAAAATAAACTAGAGAAATTTAGTGCTGACGAGGTATTACTAGGAACGCCTGACCTAACTATAACTCAATCAAATTGGTTGAAAAGATTTATAGAAATTTGGGACAGAACAGAAAACAATAACAGAAAGGAAGAAACTAAATGAGGGATAAATGGATACAGTACCACGCAACAAGATTGAACTTAATTCAGTTTTTAAACTCTCATTTAAAATCGGTTGCTGAGGTAAATGTATATAACAACGGCTCATTAAAAGATGTTCCGCCAAATACAAGTGGCGACCATTCTTTAACCAATGAATTAATGGGTTATGATTTAATGCACGAACTATTAGAAAAACTAACAACGGAGGAAGACCATGCCTAAATATAAAGTAGTCATACACGAAGAATTTGTAGTAGAGGCCGAAGATGAAACAACTGCCATTTGGGACGCTTTAGAAGGCTTAGACTTAGGCTCTATTGCACCAGAGGTGGAGGAAATTAAATGACAGAAGACCAAGCAAGACAAGAGTTTGATAATTTACGGAGTGATGATGAACACTTTGATACTCAATGGGGTTACAACGACCATGAGGCACAAGAAAAATCATTTTATGAATGGTGTTCTTTATATGATGATTTACAACATATCAAACCAATGGAGGTAGCATGAACAATTACATAATAATAACTGATGAAAAAGGTAACAAAAAAACATTTTATACTTTTTATGAATTAATAAAATATATTGATAGTTTTAAGATGTCGTTTTTACCTGACAAATTCAGCTATTCAATTCACGAAGAATAAACAGAAAGGAAAGTAACATGAAAATATACGACATAACCATGAGTACGAGTACCGCTTATAAAATAGCCATAGGGGCAACGAGTGAAGAAGAGGCGTTGGACAAGGCAAACAGCCTATGCTTAGATGACATAGAAAAACAATGCTACGACAGTTGGCAAGTGGACGGATTTCCAATGGTAGTAGAAATAGAGGAGGAAAAAGAATGATCAATTGGATTAATAATAAAATAAAAAAAGTTAAACAAAAAGATATTGAAAGTAACGAACAAGTTATGGAACTAGCTGACTATATTTTTTTTGATTACATACAAGCACACCCCAAAGAAGAAAGTAGATTAGTATTTTGGAACAAAGAAGAAAATTGCGGAAATGATACTGAACAAGGTAGAGAGCTGTATGATTTTATCAGAAATTCTTTAGAAGATAAAAGTAAGGTGTTTCATAAAAACGAAGACAAGTATTTCTGCTTTGTAGAACAAGAGGTAGCATGACCATTATTGTTTTACCGACCTATCAAAAACATTGGATATACACTAAGCCCTATGGACACGACATTGTTATATGGTGTGATACAGGCAAAACGACCATTCAATGTAAATGGCAAGATGTAGAAAGAACTAAAGACGGACGAGTTAAACAAAAGGAGTTAATATGAACACAGGAAATCATTGCATAGGTAAGTTGTGTCCAGTATGTAGATATACAAAAGCAAGTATGGCTCATATGATGGCCACAACTGAATGGGCAAAGAATTTTTGGGCTAAAGTAAAACAACAGTTGAGAGATAAATACTATTTGAAATGATAGGTAAAAATTTCAATGTCATTATTATACGCTTAACTGCCATAATAAAATACTTGAGAGCAAAAAATGCAAAACTAAAAACTAGAACTGTATTTCTAGAAACCAAAATAAGGAGGATAAAGAATGATGGACGAAATGAGAATAAACCAAATCAAAGAACAGCTTGAGTTAATCTCAACTGCTATGCGAGGCGGTACAGAAGACAAAACTATGCACCAAACACAAGAAGAAATACGAATGGAGTTAATTGATTTGAATTTAACGATAGAAGACATATCGGTTACATTGAAAGAAATAGCTCGTAAGTGGAAATAATATTTGTTTATATTTGGCTGATTACGGGTTCAGTACACGAGATAAAAACCACTTTATCTTGCAAGGAGGCCGAACATAAATTAATGCAAACAACAGAGGAAAAAAACCTGTTGTATAAAGGAACGGCTGTGATATTGTACTTTTGTTCAAAAGAAAGGAGTGATTTTTTTAGTGATAAAAAAGCCTAGAGCCGTGATCCGTGTGTCGTCACAGCAGAACATAAGCAACAAGACCCGCAACAAAATGTTCATGGACGAGTGCTACGAAATAGCCTTTGGGCATGGTGCATTTACTAAAAAATACACACACAGGCAAGTAGTTGTACGGCTAAAGGAACACGCCCAAACGGCCTTAAAACTACAAACCATACAAAACATTTTAACAGCAAGGAGGAACAATGATAATGAAGATAATAGACAATTTTCTGCACTATATGAATTCTAGGTGGTATGAGGTGGATTATTACGGCCACAAACCCACTTTAAAACAGCGTTTTAAGACATTCTGGGTGCTCAAATTTGAACGATCTTGGAATGAACGATACAAAGAGTGGAAGAACATGAAACCGTGATAATAACAGTAAGGCCAGAGATAAGGTGGAACCGTAATGGTAAATATTCAAAAGAATTTACAGTTTACAAAGTTAATATAGATGGAATATCCATACCAAATAAGGATAAAGACGCATATTATACAGAAGATGAACAAAAAGCCATAGAGCAAGCATTTAACAACTATAAGGAACTGAGAAATGAATAAATTTACTATGGAAGATGTAGAAGTGTGTATGAGTTTGAGTAAAGACGCTAATAGGGAACGATTAATTAAGCTGTATGCTTATTTAAATTTCCATATTAGCAAAGGGTGGAAGAAGAAAAAAGTAATTGCTTTATTTGAACATATTATGGAAAACTTTTACACTTTTAAATTCAGTAAGTTAGATACCACTAGACATTAATTTCTTGCTTTATCTTTCAGAATGAATAATATTAAGGTCTTTGTAATTGGGGGGTTTTTTGTTATGTTTTACCTTTTGATTACACTGCTCAGCATAAGTAGCTGACCATGCGCATAGGGGGTATTAGAATTTGGAACTCTTCTACCCCCTAGTATACTCTAAAATCTAGTCTTCGTCTTCATCCTTGTCGTCATATTCGTTATCTACAGCGTAATCTTCCTCGCCATTACAAACGCATTTTTCTCTAATTAGATCGATATCTTCCATAATTCTATCTAGAATATCTTCCACTGTTTCATTTTTTATTTTTTTTTTGGCCATAAAGTTATCTCCTCCAAAGCAAATTATGGGGTATGGGCGGGTCTAGGTCAACAGATGGCGGAAATAAATACGGAAGTAATAACATAAGTAGTTGCCTCCACTACCTTTTTTCTTAAATCTTCCATTCGTATTTTGTGGTAACGCTTAGATTCAAAATCTTTAGTATTCCTGTATTTATTGTATTGGGTATAATACTTAGCCCACGCAACTTGTTTATTGGTAAATTTAACATCTAAATTTTGCACAGCTTTAGTGTATCTCTCATTAACATGTTCAGGAGTAAAACCAGCCCAATAACAAACTTCTTCAAAGTCTTTAGATTTGGTTAAGATCCAATTATGAGCTTGAGATTTATAGATACTAGACTTACGATCGTTTTGATCTAAGGATGCATCTTCCAACGCATTACATAATACTCCACGCCAAAGTTTTTGTTCCGATTGAATGTGAGCTGTATTTAATAACACAGAGGCAAAGCTAGTGCCCATAAGTTTTAATAAGGTAGGAGAGTAAGTCACGATAATGTAATATTACGGTTGGGCTTGCCCTTTGTTTAGAAAAATTAGTATAATCTTCATGTACGTCACATATCAGTTTAGTTATTTCCTGTCCAGACCACTGCGAAGTATCTACCGATCTTTGTTTAGGTTCAATATCATAAGGCATGTTACCATTGTATATGTTATTTTGCATCTTTTCCACCCTTGACTACCTTTAATTTCAACACCTTTTTCTTCATTTTAATCTTTTTTTTAGAATTCTTAGACCAAATAGAGTAAATATCCTGTAAAATTTTTTGATCATGGTCATGATAACCAAAACGAGTTCCCATTAAACAACGGAACATAACCCCTGAAATAAAAGAGTACTCTTCCCTATCCAATACCCTTGACAACAAATCTAAACTCCTATGAAAATCGTTCAATGTTCTTTTTTCTTCTTCTGGATGCAGATTTCAATCAGTTCTATTCTTTTTGTTATGTAGTTTGTTTCATATCCTTGCTGTTGGATCTGGTTTTTACAATAATCTAATAAAATCGTTTGTGCTTGGCATAGCTTAATTAATTTATTTAAGGTTCTTTCTTCTACGGTAATAAAGTTTTTGACTTTCGCCATATGATCGATTTAACACCGTTTATAGCTAAGTCAAGACAATAACAACAATTTAAAAGCTTGATTTATAGGCATTTATTGCTTATAATACTTATATGAAGCAATATCATTTTATCGCACATTACGCTGGTAAAAAAATAAATTGTGCCGTAAACGCTAATGGTGACGATAATGCTAAGATTGCTTTCATAAACAAACTTAATAAAGGTGAGTACGAGATGAGTGAAAGCGCTAACACACCTCGGAAAATCTTTATTACATTTGAGGAGATCTAATGAATATAGATCAAAAGCTTTTAGCTGATAAGATCTCATTAGAATCAAGGTGGACTCAAGAATATTTAGAACATGGGTACACAGTTGGTTTGACGGAGATTGAACAAGAGATAAAAGAAATTAAAAATAAAATGATTTCTGACTGTCACAAAGAAGCTCAAAGACTTATGAGAAGTCCAGTAGAATTAGAAGAAGTTTCTACATAAAGGACTAAAAATTATTTTTTAAGTATAGCTGATGTTTTCAGTATAGGAATTCTTTCGCTAAAATTATCTTTTTATAATTGTATTACTGGTATTGAATAAGTGTAGACATTTATCTGTGTATTTTTTCATTTTACCTTCAAAGCAAAAACCTAAATCATGTACGTTAGGGTGCATTTCCCAAATTTTTACATTAAACCTAGATAAAAAATGAACTTCTTCATCAGATTGTGCTTTATAAAATATAGAGGCATCTCCAAATTTTTTAATAACTTTAAATCTGTGATTTCCGTTGAGTAACGTTAAATTATTATCTACAACCATAGGACATAATAATCCCTTATTTTTAATATCTTCTCTTATGGTAGATTTAAAGTCTGCATGAACTCCGTGAATAATTTTTATATCGTCAAATTTAATTAATTGTAATCGTTCTTTGAACACACGGTATAGAGGCCAAATTACTGTACCCACATTTGCAACTTGATTTTTAACTAGCTTGTCCAAAGTTATCCCCTATAGAAACATCTACTACACTAGGAACTTTAAATTCCATGCAATTTTCCATGATGCTTTTTATTTCTTTAGCTTGATGTTCATCTGTAATATTAAAACATAATTCATCGTGAATTTGAAGAATAGGTAAGTGTCCTGCTTCTGCACAAGATACAATAGCTTGTTTAGTTTGATCTGCGGCTGATCCCTGTATTAAACGATTAAGTGCTTTGTAGGTATAAGCTCTCTTCATATTATCTTTACCGTATTTGGCTCTAATATTTTCTTCTGTGTCTGCTATATGTAAACCCCAATCTTTAGTTTCCCATTTGTCAAAACGACATTTTCTACCTTTTTTAGTTCTGATCACACCGTCATCATTTGCCTTTTTCATACAACGATCAGATAACATTTTAACAAAGGGTACTTTACGATTGTATTTAGAAATTAATACATCGGCATCCTCTTTAGATAAACCTAAACTAGAAGATAATTTATTTTTTCCCATTCCATACATTAAACCTAAACCAATAGTTTTGGCTTGAGTTCGTTCAATACCACAAAGATCTGCAACTGTTTGATGAAAATCCGCTGAAGCATTTTCATAAGCGGCAACTAATTCTTGAGAGCCTTCATAACCATCACCAATAGAAGCCGCATAGTGGACTACCATTCTTGGTTCTTGTTGTGAATAATCAAAAGAACCCCACTTACTTCCCTCTTCTGGTAAGAATAAACTTCTAATTTTTGGGCCAAATTCCTTATTTCTAGCGGGTAATTGTTGTAAATTAGGATTGGACATACTTAATCTTCCTGAAACAGTCCCACCATTGTCTGATCTTAATTGATTAATCTCTGCGTGCACTCTTCCTTTGTGTTCGTATTTTAATATGCCTTGCAAAAATGTATTATGAAACTTGTTAATTTCGCGGGCTTGTACAATTAATTTAGATATCCTATGCTTGGAGTTATGCAACCAGTTTTGAGTAAATGAAGGCTCTCCAGTTTTTTCAGTTCTTGGGTATTCGATTTTTAATTTATCGAAAGCTTCTCCTATCTGTCTTGCCGCCCAAATATCTATATCCTTGCCTATTAATTGTTTTATTTCTGACAATTTTACTTTCTCTTGATCACTAAATTCTTTTTTTAATTTCTCTGCTTTTTCTACATCTACTCTAACTCCTCGTTCTCTCATCTTAATTAAATTAGGGAGTAACTTACATTCTAATTCCCAAACTGTTTCTAAACTTTGAGTTTTAATTTCGTGTTTAAATCTTTGCCATAATAGGTACGTGAGCCGTGCATCTTGTTCCGCATAAAACCCTACATGTTCACTTGGTAATTTCCACATTTCAGATTTAGGGTCAACGCCATGATCTTTAGCGGCCTCATTCAAATCTGTTTCCGCTTTAATCTCTCCTAAATAATCACGTGCCACATTGTTTAAAGAATATGACCAACGATTTTCATCAATGATGGCTGCTGCAATCATGGTATCTACAATTTCTCCATTAATTTTAATACCCATGTTACGCAACCAACCTACATCGTACTGAGCATTATGAAATATTTTTGTAGCGGGTAATGCACAAACATCATTCATATATTTAATGACTTGTTCATATATCATATTCCCACCACCAAAATGATTGAAGGGGTAATACGCTTGCCAACCCTCTACGGCTACAGCAAAACCAATTACTTCTCCTTTCCCTGTTGCCCAACCCGCACCTAATTTATCGGAGATGGCATCATCTCTTGTTTCTAAGTCAATGGCTATTTCGTTGTATCCCGATAAATCTTTATACTCTGATGGAGTAGACCAGATACTTTTCTTAAACGTCATGGATAATTGTAAACCTGTCATATGATTCGTTTGTTATACACCTTGTAATTGTTTTTACAAGAAGAAATATCCAATTCAAATAACTCTATACTCATATTTTTTTGTTTCTTTGATCTTGCCGCACCTATTCTATCCCCTATTTTATTAACCCCCGACTTACTTCTACGTACTCTTAAATTCTTAACATCAACCAATCTGCATTTCCCTTTTTTATCTGTAACAATCAGATCAAATGGACACAAGGGGTCTAATGAAAAAGCAACATAAAAACCTCTTTCCATAAAGTAATTAGCTACATATAGTTCTGCTATTCTACCCTTTGCTGAATGGTTCATTATTTATTTATTTTTTGTATATTAGTTAGTTGCTCTATATCTTGATAAGGAACCATAGTTATTTTATCTTTACGACCTTCTCTTTGATAAATCATATAAATACCTTTACCTTTTTTATAATTATTTTCTTTTAGTTTAGTACTAACAAGATGTAATAATTCTTCTCTATCTACTAATAACCAACAAGAAAAACGTTCAAAAACAATAATATCTGCTTTTCCTTTGATCCAACCAATTTTTCCATGAACATTTGTTCCTTCTACCCAAGCAAAATCATCTTGGCAATCAGTATCTAAACGGTTTGTTTTTTTCATCCCCTTAACATCAAATTTTAATAGGGTACCATTTAATTCTCCCTCTAAGTCCCAATGCTCGAATATATCTTGTGTCTTGTTCGCCCAGTTTGGGTTTACTAAAAATTTAGAAAAACTTTTTTCTACAATTTTCCCTTGTTCTCTAAAGCTCTGCCAGCTCATTTTTTATTTAGTTTCCTCCAACTTAAATTAGATAAGTAACAACCAAGTCTACTTATTTGATTCCCATACCATTTCTGTATAGCCATTATCATCCTTATAAATTATGTATTGATTTTCACCATCCCAATAATACCCAACTATTTCTTTATTTTTCATTCTATTGTAATTCCATTATCTAAAACAATTTTTCCATCTGTCTCAATCCAAACTTTAGCCCCACACGGTAAAGGTTTGTTTGGAGAATAAATTAATTTAGATTTTCCAAAAATATCTACTTCGTTCGCGTAAGTATTTGATTTAGAAGTTTTAACTGTGATAACAGGTTCTTCTGTTCCATTTTTTTTATTGGATCGAATAACATGTTGGTTAATATGTATTTTTTTTTTCATTTCTCATCTCTTCTATTTCTAATTGACAGTAATGTATAATCTTTTTAAGATCTTCTACTCCATTTTTATCTTTATACCGCACCACGTATTTGATCACGTTTCCTTGAAAAAACGATAGATGGTTAGCTGTTATAAAGGTATAGGGTTGTATTTTATGTTTAGAATAATGGTCTCCACCTTCTTGTCGTAACGATGGAAACAACTGTTTAAACATGTTTGGATCGGTCATTGTATATTTTCTCCTGTTGGTAAGTTAAATAATGTTTCCCTATTGGGTAGTAATAACGATCAGTAGAGTAAAGAATATGTACACTATCTATAGCTCTAGTGACAGCCGTGTAGATAACTCTGTTCTCATCTATTCGTTCCTGTTTATTCTTCCTGTTATAGTCTGAGGCGTAATCACATCTATTAAATAATAATACATGATCTGCTTCGTCTCCTTTAACGGAATGAATGGTGTCTATAATAATCTTAGGGTCTTCCTCTAAAGTCTTCTGTCCGTAGCGTTTTAATAAACTAACAAAATATAATTTACGGCTAGGTATAAAATTTCTATTTAAAACATGCATCCATGTTTTAGTCTTCATATCATCAGGCATATCTAATCCACATTCTTGTGTTAAGTAGTCTAAAGTATATTTGGTGTACTCTGATTGATCTTTCCAAAACAAATCTTCTCTAAAGCTAGGGTTTTTAAGTTCTCTTATGTATTTAAAAACCATCTGTGCTTCTTTCTTATTAATAGCTTTACCTTTAGTTAACGCTGTCCATGCTCTAATAGCTAACCATTCATTAGCATTAAAAGATTTGTTTCCTTTATTATCTGAAAAATAAAAACCCTCTTTTTTAGCCAGCATACGTAGTTGGTTAACTACTCTGTTTACTCTAGCTAAAAAGAACCATGAGCCGTGATACTTGGAGAAATCAATTTCCATAAAGGACAGATAGCGTTTAACCGCTCCTGTTTTATTAGGATTAAACCTAAAATCTTTCTCAATACTATCGGTAATGTCTTTTCTAATCATTTGTGAAAAGTTATGAATATTAGAGCCAAAGCGATACGTTTGACGTAATACTACTTTCCTACCAGGAAAATAAGTGGTAAAATATTTAGGGTCTGCACCATTCCATTTATAAATAGCCTGATCATCATCCCCTGCTAGATATACTCTCTTTACATTTTCTACGATCTTATAGATGACTGACCATTGCAAGGGAGTAAAGTCTTGGGCTTCATCTAGTATTAATACTTCAATCGGTGGGAAGCTTACTTCGTCAATAGCTCTCTCAATCATATCCGTAAAATCAATTAAAGGGTTGTTGTAGTTAGATCTTTTAAACGCTTCATAGGCAGTAATCTTTTTTTGAAATAGATCTATATTGTCTTTTTTATAAGACTCTTCTTTATATACGTCTATAGAAGGCCTCATCATGTTTCTTGATTTATCATAAATAGATAAAGACCAATCTTTATATACAAAACCCTCATCATCTAATCGTTTGTCAGTATGCTTGATAATGGTTTCTTCTAATGCAAAATCAATCATACATTCCTTAATATCAAAGATGTTTTCATTAAAGTAACGTCTGCAATATTTATGTAAGGTTTGAAATCTACTAAATTGTTGCTCAGAAAATTGTGGAAAGGCTCCTAGTGTTCTCTTTCTAGCGGTGTCTACTGCCTTGTTAGTAAAGGATATAAAAGCTATTTGTTCTGGGTCTACTCCTTTTTTTAAATACTTACGCACTACTTTCTCTACTAGCGTAGTGGTCTTTCCTGTTCCTGGAGGCCCATAAATCTTTACCGTTTTACGGTAAATCTTTTTAAGCTTGAGGGCTTCTAAATTTTCCCGTGTGGTATGCATCATCCATTTCAGATACGTTATCTTCCTTTGGTTTAACTTTAATTGATTGTTGGTTTACAAAATCTGGCATTTGTACTGACCAAACATTCTTAACACCTTCTACATAATCTACACGAATACATTCTAATAATTTAATTGCATCTAAAGAAGAATTAAACACTCTGCTTTTTTTATTCTTAAACCAATCATCCATGGTAGATCGTTTGAAGTAGCACATGTTTGTTTTAGAATCTAATATAACGTAACCATCTTTTAGTTTATTAAAGTCATCTACTTCAATAGTGTCTTCAAAGAAATCTTTTAAACCTTTATAACGTGCGTCTTCTAATGTTTCTTCAAACTGCATGTTTTTATTTTCTTTTGCACGTACGGTTATTTCTTTTAATAATAATTCAAAAGGAGCTGGGCCTCTCTTTGGTTTGGATAAGGTCATCCAATAAATCCCATACTTTAAAAACTTAACTCTCCAACACTTTTCATCCTTCATATCTTCTGGAGTAACTACAATATGGTTTCCATCATAATCAAATTCATAGTACATCGTCTTTAAATCTTTAACGTAAGTAATGTTAATAAATTTATCTATAACAGAAGGTGTTTCTGGTTGAACCCCTAACGTCCTCATTTTACATAATTCTTTATTACAGATGCTTTGTAGTTCCTGATGTTTAGGAGGACATTTATAAAAGTAACCTCCTTTTTTAATAGACTTTGCTAAGCTGGTGACTTCTTTATCATCTAAAGGTCTTGAAAATATTTCTGTATTTCTTTTTCTAGCTATAGTAATTAGATCTTCTACACTAATCGCTTCATTCTTTTTTGTTTCTAAAACAAGGACATTGAATAGTAAATTGTTTCTATGGTCTCCATGCCACTTCTCATTAATTAATTTCTGTACACAAGGTGGATACTGTGACCACTGTGTTTCGGGTTCATAAGAATTTTCTTTAAAGTTTTTTAATGCTTCAATGGTCGTTATCTTCTCTTGTGCTAACTGTATAAAACTTGCACATAACATTCCTCTTCCATCTTCATTAAATGCGTATTCAGCTGCTGCATTAGCATTACTATAAGGCATACCTACTGCCTTATTCATGGGAAATACTTCATTTGACATAAAGTATTTGTCATTCCATTTATCTAATACAGATCTAATTTCTTTTACGTTTGTCCAATCTTTTAAAAATAAAAATAAATGTAGTCCTCCAGATTTAGATAATACTGGAATTAAGGGTAAGTTGGTTGTTTTAATTAAATCAATATATTTTTTAGTAGAGTATGCTGTGTAGTTTTTTGGATCTATATCAATGCAACCCCATTTAGCTACCTCTCCTTTTTCAGGAAGTATACCAATTTTATATTCCCCTTCTAAATGACCTTTCCACAGATCTTCCGTAACAGGTTCATGGAGCGTGGTATATTTTGCTTCTTTCTTACCACGCTCAGTGACCACCCCCGTAAGGGTGGCCTCAATGAACTTGGAATCATCTCCAGCAAATAGTTCAGCTAATTGCTTATGCATAAACTAAAATGGAACTGATTCGCTATTGCTTATTTGTTGTTTTGGTTCATCTTTACCAAAGTCAATCTTACCAAAGATATCACTCTTCATTGCTGATTCGTAAAATCCTTTGGTAGCTTCTAAGGTACTAACCATGTTAGGTTCGTTTAAAAATTTATCAAACTCAACAACCCAACCATACCAAAAATTCTGTGAATTAGATTCTTTGGTAGTCTTTAGTCTATAGGCTTGTGACCAAGCTGGTGGATTGAAAGAACCATTTTTACCTTTCAGTCTTCTACTTTGAATCATAGAATTCCAGGTTTTAGATTTTTTCTTTTGAGTTGATTTCATAGCAATCAAAGCGGTCTCTATAGGACTGTAGCTGTTGTCCAATAAATACACAAAATGATTACCTGTATCTTCCACATAATTACCATTAGGTAATCTGTCTTTACCATCATCGCCTCTTTTAGTTTGGGTCAAGATAGAAGTGTCTGTGTGTATACCTACTGGTCTACCTAGACTGTCTCCTTTATCTTTCCACTCATTAAAAGTGTTGATGTATAAACAAGGTGCAACAATAATTCCATCTTTACCTTTGTAAAGATTTCCTGTTACCTCATTATAGATGTCCCCTTGTTTTGCATCCTTTATGTATTTACCATCACTCTCGTCAAGTACTGGTGAATTAGCATAAAGAATTTTCAAGATAGGTAATCGTACGTCCCTTGCGGTAACAAACTCACTACCTTGTCCTGCTAGTTCTTCCAAATTGAATTGCGCTGGAAGAGGCGCTTCTTTTTTGACAGCTACTTCTTTGGGAGCAGCTTGTGTCATACTTTCTTTACTCATGTTGTCTCCTTATTGTTTCGTGGTTATTTTAGTCTTGTTTGCAATGTAAACACCGAATAAATCGGAAGGAACATTTTTCCCTTTTTGTATTTGCTCTTTTACAAAAGCTTTTAGGGTCATCGGTTCCACCTTTTCGGCTTGCTTAACATTATGACCTTTTAATTGTAATTCGTCAACCAATTGTTTTGCAATTGCATCTTCCGAACGGCCAAATGTTAATGTTACATTGTTCTTAATCAAGTCCCCGTGACCATTATCACGTAGCCAATTAAAGGCTTCGTCTATTCTGGATACTGGGATTTTAGCGGCATAGAAAGGCCTGACCTCCACGGAAGAACCATCTTCCAATTTGATCATGGCTAATCCGCATGATTGCATTAAGTTAGGGATTGTCTGTTCAGATAGAAATGTCTCTGCTTCTTTTTTCTTTTTTACTTGTTCTTCTAGCGTGGCTATTTCAGTCTGAAGATCCAATAACTCTTTGCAAGATTTGGCAATATCTTTTGATTTGCCCGTGTCAACCGTAATTAGGGCTGATTCTGCTTCTAAGTCCATAAGAACCTCCTTTTGATTCGTTTATAAATTAAGGGTTTGACTTTGTAAAGAAAATAATTTAATTATTTTTTAATTCAACTTAATTGAATAGAAACACGAAACATGAAACAAGAATTTAAATATAAGACTACGCCTTTTGAACACCAAAGAGAAGCTTTAAAAAAAGGTGCAACCTCTTTTAATTTCGCATATTTTATGGAGATGGGAACAGGTAAAACAAAAGTCGCTATTGATAATGCCTCTTATTTATTCTGCGAACAATTAATAGACACTGTAATAGTAGTGGCACCTAACTCTGTATACCGTAACTGGGAAAAAGAAATTGAGATGCACAGTTCGGTAGATTATAATATTACTTTACATAAAGTAGATAAAAAATTTAACTATCAATTAGATAAATTAAATTACTTTCTTATTAACGTTGAAGCATTGAGTCATAGTAGTGGAGTGCAAGCGTTATCTAAAATTATTGGACCTTTAGGAAATAAAGCAATGATGATTATTGATGAATCTACTACTATAAAAAATAGATCCGCCAAACGAACCAAGCATATTATTAAATTAGGGGGGTTAGTTAAGTACAAAAGAATTTTAACAGGTTCTCCTATTACTAAATCTCCTTTAGATTTATTTAGCCAATGTGCTTTTCTAAATACTTCCTTATTAGGCTTTGATTCGTTTTATACCTTTCAAGCTAGATACGCTGTGATGAAGCAAATTAATATGGGTGGTAGATCTGTTCTACTACCACAATACTTCACTAACTTAGACGAACTAGAAAGAAAAATAAAATCATTTTCTTTTAGAGTTAAGAAAGAAGATTGTTTAGACCTCCCAGCAAAAGTATACCAAAGAAGAATGGTGCAGTTACCAGAAGAACAAAGGAAAGTGTACGAACAATTAAAGAAGAATGCGTACAGTGTCCTAAAGGATAAAGAAGTAAGTTTTGCTAATAAGCTAACAGAAATACTTAGATTACATCAAGTAACCAACGGGTTTGTTAAATCAGATGATGGCTCTATTAGTACTTTTGATAAATGTCCTAAATTAAAAGAATTGTTTAACGTATTGGAAGAAGCCGAAGGTAAGTTTATAATATGGGCTAACTATGTACAGAACATAGAAACCATAATTAAAAAATTAGGAGAGGCTTATGGTAAAGAAAGTGTGGTCAGTATTTACGGTGCGATTACTACAGAGCATCGTCAAGAAGCAGTCAAACGTTTTCAAGACGATCCTAAATGTCGTTTCTTGGTTGGTAACCCTAGTACTGGGGGTTACGGTCTTACTCTTACTAGCGCCGCCTATGTTGTGTATTTTAGTAATTCTTACAATCTTGAGGTACGCCAACAATCTGAAGATAGAGCTCACCGAATTGGGCAGACTAGGAATGTTGTATATATTGATTTACTTGCGGAAAAAACTATAGACGAAATGATTGTAAGTGCTTTAAAAAGAAAAGTAAAAATAAGTTCAGAAACTTTAGGGGAAGAAATTAGAAGCTGGATATAAAAGAGCGGGACACGAAATCCCACTCGCCTTCATTGTAAGGTATCATTATTTAGGATTTGGATTGCTTGGTCTAGGTCTTTCTTTATATTTAAACACCTGGTTTAGATTTATCTTCTAGGCAAGTAGAATATATACCAGTGACAGTGATACGGTTTTGTATTGCTATATTTTCCATTTCTTTTCTTTTTTTAATAGAAGCATCATTACATTTTTGTTCAGTTGAATAATACACGGGTGGGTTTTCTACCATAGGTATGCACATTTCTTGTCCAATTGGGTTAATATGACATAACATAACTATCATAATAAAAGTTCCCATTTTATTTTAAAATTTATCCATACTATTCATATTTTTTTAGTTAGAGCTTGTATGTGACCCAATGTTTTTCCTTTATTAGATCCAGCCTTAATAGTGTATCCAGACCCATTAGCATTGATGTCCACTTCTTTTCTATTGTTAAATAATATTTTATCTACTTGGCTTTTAGAAGGTTTTAAATAAGCTCCACCAATATCTTGTAGACCTGTTTCTCTATTTAAAAATTTATATTCTATTTTAGTAACATCAAAATCTTTTGTAATTTTTTTACAGATCACTTCAGGATCAAACTCTCCACAAGAGTATACATCAAACTGCATTAGTGCTGGAGACGGTTCATCCCAAACATGCATTACAATGTGAGACGTTTCAATAATAGCTGCTCCTGTAATTCCACGATTACCTGGAACGTTATGATAGATTACATAAGGACCCATTAACACTTTCATGTTAATAGATGTAATAAAATCGTTTAACCATTCTGTTAGATATGCTTCGTCCATAGGAGGACGGATAGCTTCCGCTCTTACAATCAAATGCTTATGCACTAATAAACCTTCCTTCATTAAGGAAGTTTATAATACTTTTCGACTCTTGAAAACCACCTATCCTCATATTCTTTAAGAATATTTTCATCCAGTTCAAAAGACTGAAACTCTATGTCCTTAGTACAGATGGCTATGAGGCCTCTCGTGATCGGCCCATATACTTTTTTATGAGCAAGGGCATAAGCTGCTATCTGGTAGTGGTAGTCTTCTACATACTCTCTCTTCTTAAAACGATTAGACTGTTTAAAATCTATAATAGTAGGCTCTCCTTTGTATAGAGCCACGAGATCCGTGGATCCTGCCCATTGACCCTCATAAGCTAGGTTCACTTCACTTCCGTATACAATCTTTAACTCTGGTAAATTCTGTATGATGGTATGTGCCATTAAACGAGCCTGAGCCCCTTCTTTTGATAGATTCAAGTACCCGCGACCATTGATATAGTTTTCTAAAACAAAGTGCATCTCCGTGCCTCTATTGGAGGCCTGAGTGGTAATGGCTTGAGCTTCTTGGTAGCCTACTCGTTCTCTCCAAGCATCTAGGGTCTTTGTCTTCTCTGCTGATTGAGTGGCTGATAATATGGTGGTTACGGAGGGGACTTTCTTTTCTCCTACCGCATAGGTCCGTGGGCCGTGAGTGTCGTCCCGTTCATAAGGGACATAAGAATATTTATGATCCCATCTAAAGTCTGTGATGGTGAAGCTGCTATCATTTCTAATTATTTTCATCTGATAAGGGTTTATTTACCAGAATTTTTATTTAATTGCTACTTTTTAAATTTTTTAATTTATTAGTCATTCCTGGAAGATTGGTTATTCTATCTTCTACTTTTTTATTTTCAGCATAATAACCAGTATCTTTAATTTTAGCTTGTAAATCTTTATTTAAATTTTTTATTAAATTTAAAGTTTCTTCAGAAGCTTTATTCTCTTCTAATTGTTTTTCTAAATATTTTAAAGTTATTTCCATTTGTGCTCTAGGTGGAGTTAGATAAAACGAATCACTTTGTTGAAGCGCCATATAATCTTCATTAAATCCAACTGGTGGTTTTATTTTAACATCATTTTTTAAATCATCAAAAGCTTTTACAATTTCTGGATTATTTAATATTCCATTTTTTTTAAAATCAACTGGATTAAAAGGAAAAAAATCTACTGCACTTGTATCCATACTATCAAAAGGTTCTGAAGGATTAGTACTTACTTCTGTTAAACTTCCAGCTGATTTACTAGTATTTTCTTCTTCACCAGGTGCGTCAGTTTGTTTGGATATATCAGTATCTATTTTTAATACTAAGTTTTTTTGTAATATTAATCTACTCCCATGATCTCGTCTTATTTTTTCGCCTTTAAATAGCTGATAATCTTTCTTTGAAGTACTTTCATAACCTCTATTTTTAAACGCTTCGAATGCTTCCTTAGATGTAAAATCTTCTGCAACTACATAGGATATGTTATTTTCTTTTGCTATTCCCGCTATGGTATCTAGTAATTTAGTTGTAGCTTTGTAATTAATACTTCCAATTTCTGCTATATATAATGCTTCTACTCTTTTTATCCTAGCTTTAGGATCATCTGTTTTTTCAATGCTAGTATCTATATAGCTTTTTGTATATTTTTTTATTTTTGCACCTGCTATTGGAAGACCTTCATTATCTATTGCAAACACAGGATATCCTCTAGCTATGTCGTTATTAGTTGTCCTTTCCCCGATGGCATCATATGCTGCAGATGTTATAAAATCAATTCCCTGTAACTGAGTAGTGTATTTATTTTTAAATTTTTGTGTCTCAGCTTCACTAAGTTCATCTGGATTAACTCCATCAGGATAGGTATTTATTTTATATTTATCAAACAATTTATTCTGTAATTGTATTTCCATCTGTTTTTTTGTTGAGTTAGGCATAGGGGCATAACCAGAGTTCATCTTTTCCTCAAAACCTTCTATTCCACCACGTGTCACAAGTAAATCATTTAATAACTCCTTGTCTAATGTGGTACTTGCGCTTAAATTCTCACCTAACAATTCCTTAGGTTGGTTAGATACTTTATCTTTAGTTAAAATGCTTGTGTCTGGAGTAGTAGGCATATTAAACCCCTCATTTTGAATAGGCGTAGGGGCTGGATTCATTCCAGGTAATATAGTTGTTTTTTCTGGGACGGGAGTAGCTAAGGTTTGATCTTGTTGGCCTACAGGCATCGGAGTTATTATTGGTTTGGAGATTGCTTCTTTTCTTTGCTTCTCTATGTCTGTAGCGTCTGGTGCAAATACTTTTCCTGATGGAGTGTCGGTTGTTCTATTAAATATTTCTGAAGTAGGTCCCATGATAGTTCGCATCAAAGCTTGTTGTGCCATGTTAGGATTTACTACTCCTTGATTTTGTAAACTCTTAATTCCTTCGGTAGCTGCTCCAGTTCCTAGGGCCGTGATCCCTGCTCTAGTTAGAAAGGAGGCAAGAGGAAATGCTACAGGTAAAGGCATTTAACAATCTCCTAAAATTACCAACTCACCTTTAACCATTTTTAATGAGTCTTCCAAATAAAACTATAAGCGTAATAATCAATGCCCCCATACCACCAATCATGCTCCATAATATTCTGTCTACTTTTTTTTCTATCTTATAGATAGCACAACTCATATGCTTTAAATGATTATTTTTAATAATCAAAATATCTTTTTTTAAATTATCTACTCTGTTGTATAAGTCTACCATGTGTTCATCTAGTCGTGATTTTATAATCCGTTTCATTATTGTCCCCTAGCTATTGCTTGGCCTGTTGTGTCAAAAGGGAATAGCCCCTGATACTTAGCTCCTGTGTTTTGTTGTGGTGCCATAGGTGCCATAGGTGAAACTGGTGCGGTCGGTCTTTGTGAAAGAACTTGATCTGGATTTGTTACTTGTGTGTTTACAGGTTTTAAATTTAATTTTGTTGCATCTGGTGCCTGTGGTCTTTGTTGTAATTCTGTCATAGATTTATTTAATTCTTCTTCATCAATTAAACCAGCAGCTCCTAATCTTCCTACTAATTGACCAAACGCTATCCTAGCCTTTGGTGCGCTAGGTGCAGTAAGACCTTCTCTTAAAAATTTATTAAATTTAGGATTAATCAACATTTGTCCAATTGCTTTTGGTCCTAATAAAATAGGAGCAGCTAAAGCGAATTGAGTAGTGGGATCATTTAACGTTAGTAAACTTCCAATAGCCCCCGCTTGAGATAATTGAATAAATACTCCTCCAGGTAATCTTCCTTCTTTAGAAATAACTCCTTGTGAAAAAGACAAAAGATTTTTTAATTCATCTAATTCAGCAATTTGCTTTTTGCTGAAAAGTCCTGTTTTTTCAGCAAACGTTCCTTTGTATTTTTCCATAAATGAACCCAATTTACTTGCACTTAATACATTTTCATATTGTCCAATAGTTCCTTTAGATTTGTCCATCATTTCTTTTAATAAATGTCCTTGAAGAGATTCTTTTAAATTTTTTGCAGCTAATTGATCTAGCAGTGGTTTTCCAGTAACGTTCTTCATCTGTGTTAATTTTTGAATAGATTCTAGTGTTTTAGATACAGTGTAAGGTTTGTCACTTCTAGATACGATAGCATTAAATATGTCATCTGGATTTTTTAATAATATATTACCCAATATTTTATCATTAAATGTTTTTAAACCCTCTCTATAAAATTGATTGGCTGTTTTTAAAGAATCTTTTACTGCACCTATTTTTCCTACAGATGTATTATCTATAGCCTCTGTTATTTCTTTAGCTATTTGACCTTGAACATATTTAAATTTATTATTATCTTTTGCTGATAAATCTCTTCCTAATGCTAATATATCGGAACGAAGTTGATTTGCTCTTCCAAAAGTTATTTTAGAAGGACCTTGTGCATAATCTTTAATTAAATCTACCGTACCTTTATATGTTTTTCTTCCTGGTAAGTCTTTTAATATACTTTTTAAATTATTTTGTAATGGTTTAATATCTACAATAGCAGAATTTTTTAACCCAGAGTTAGCTAAATTTTTTTCTACTGTTTTATAATAACCTTTAACCGCACTATCAAATAAATCTTGACTATTTGTTAGATTCTCTTTAAATAAAAGACCCAAGTCTGTTTTGTCTGCAGTTTTTATAAGATCTGCTGTAAAATTATCCATGGCGGACGAAGCTACTTTTTTAGTAGCTTCTTTTGCAGTTAATAAAGAACCAGAACCAAGTATAGAATTTTCCGCAATGTTTTCAGCAATATCTATAAAACGATTTTCTGCTACAATACCTGGCGTTAGTACTGCATTGTCTGCAGCTTTTAATATGTCATCAGAATAACTTCCAGGACTTGCTTTTATTTTTTCGATTTGAGTTTTTAATGTTTTTTCAGCTTCATCCGCCATTGAAATTAATTTAATTTTTGGTCCTAATAATTTAGATACGTATTGAGCTCCTTTAATAGTTAACGGTCCTCCAATAACTTCTCCAACAGCTCCTTCTATGGATGCTCTTACTACTTCTTTTACTACATCATCTTTTGGATCAAATGTTTGAGCAACGGCTGCCCCTGTTCCAGATCCAGCTGCAGATCCAAAAGAACTTTTTGCTAGCTGCATTAAAAAAGGTCTTGCTAAAAATCCAACGCGTGCTGCTGTAGCGGGTAATGCTAGACCCCCAGATAATACAGTTCCTCCAATTGCTAAACCAGCTTCTAGTAATAATCTTTTAAAAGATGGGGAGCCTAAGAAATCATCTGTCTCTGTAACAGTTTGTTGATTTGACTTAGGTGTGTTTTTTACAAGTTCACCAATTGCTTGGCTTTCTTGTTCTGTAGGATTTTCTCCTTGAATTTCTACTGGACCTATACCCTCAACATTAATTAAACCCATTATTGTACTTTCTGTAGTCCGTTGTTAGTAAATTTATACATAGGCGCACCCTTTGCATAATTTATTTTAACTTCTGGTTGTGGCTGTGCTTGTTTTTTCGCTCCAGGTAAATACTTTTCTAAAGGAGATGTTCTTGGTTTAATATCAGCACCACCAGTTTCAAAATATCTATTTAAATCTTGTTCGTCCATACCACCCAACGCACTACCTACAACAGAAGTTAATTGTTTTCTAAAATTTATTAAACCTTTTATTAAATCCTGGTCTGTTTTTCCAAGAGAAGTTCCTAATTCTTTTTTCAATCTTTCAAATTCAGGTGTAGTTACCGCAGCTCCTGATCTATCTTTTAAAGTAATGTTAGTTAATGTTTGTATTAATTGTCTAACTTCTCTTCCTTGTGCCCCTACTAATATATCAGGTAAGAAAGCCCCAGTACCAAATCCAGTAATATTACCTGTTTTTGATAATAATTCGTCTACTTTATCTTCTGCTAATCCTAATGAACTTAAACTACCTGCTGCTTTTGATTTTACTACAGAATCTCGAACATCTTTTAATCTATCTGATTCCTTAGAAGTAATAGTAGGTGGTTTAGCTAATACCATTTTTCCCCCCATTAATTCTACTTCTACAAACCCTCTATCTCCTAGACTTACAGCATCTTGAATACCTAAATCTTGAATTAATTTTGGTGAAAGTGGAAGTAAAGAAGTTCCCTTTTTCTTTGCTCCAGCTACTTCTAATTTTTTAATTTGCAATGCAGTTTCTGGAACTTTTGTTAACCCTTCTCCTACAGAACCTAGTAAGGATTTAAATCTATTGCTACTGGTGTCTTTTCCTTGTAGCAATGCTGAAGCTACAGGCATTAACAAATACCCTAATTTTTCTTTTTCAGTAAATACTTCTCCACCTGTTTGAAATTTTTGAAGTGACAGAAGTCCACCGCTTGTAGAATGCCTTAGCTGATGCAGTTCTACGTAACGTTGTTTAAATAAATTTCTATTTAATACTTCATCCATTATTTATTCGCTATGTTATAGGCCGCATACGCACCCAAACCAGCGCCTGCCGCTTGTGACAGTGGATTAGTTCCTGGAGCCGTGGTTGCTGTAATGGAGCTCTGTGTTGTTGGTAAATTAGTCATGATACCTTTTAAGAATTCAGTTCTTTGATAAGGTTCATACGCTTGTTGTAATTGAGATTGTCTTGAAGCATCCAGTGCTTGTTGTCCTAACTGTTGTTGGATACCACCCGCTTGGATCATGCTTTGGATATCACCTTGTTGCATTGCTTGTTGTTGTGCCCCTGCTCCAAGTAAAGCTTGTCCGCCAGCCATTTGTGCTTGCTGTTGTTGTGATGCTAATTGAGCTGCGTTTGTAAAACCTTGAGCTTGAGATTGTCCAATATTTTGTTGAGTCGCTCTTTGTATTTCTGCTTGTTGTACACCTTCTCTACCGCCACCAAAAGCGCCTGCTTGTACAGCTTGTCCTGCTAATTGGTTTTGTTGCATTTGACCTTGTCTAGAAATCTCGTCAGTAACATACGATTGATACGGATTAAAATATCTTGAAATATCTGCTGCGCCAATAGGAGCTGCTCCCGCTTGTAGGGATGCGATACCTTGGTTTACGGCACCTTGTCCTAGGCCAGTTTGACCAGCTGCGGTAAATGCGTTTTGTTGTAATTGAGTAGGTGCTGCAACTTGATACTGTGGAAGAGTAATAGGTTGTTGTGCTAGTTTAACCGCCTCATCGTATAAGGCAAGCTTTCTACTTTCTACCCCTGGTGCTTCTCTAGCGATTTGTTCTTGTGTACCAGAACTAGATCCGCCGCCTCCACCGCCGCTACCGCCGCCTCCAAATATACTCATTAGTGTAATTCCTTTTCAAATTGAACGTGTTTTATTTTATAGCCATATTTGGGCATTACTTTTTTATATCCTGGTCTCATCAAAGCTGTGATTCGTTTACAGCCATTTAATTTAGCAAAAGTTTCTAATGTATGCACTAGTTTTTCTTCCCATAATTCCATTTTCTTTCCAGTACAAATCAGTCCTTGTAGTTCTGCAAAATTAGGATTATTAAATATTCTAGTAGTACATAAGCCAAACACTTTATTATCCACTCCATCTTCAGAACCAAAAATTAAAAACAATTGATTTTCTCCAGTTAATAACAATTCTTTAATATCATTAGCATTAGCATAGTTCCCACTGTATTGAATAGACTCCGCAATCATAAAATGTACTAAACCCCATATTTCTTCTACTTGATTAGGAGAAACAGGGATAACCTCTACGCCTTTGTTAATTATCTTTTCTGCTTGCATTTAATAAATCGTATACTCTTTTAAATTTAGATTGTTGATCATAAAAAAATGCTGCTCCTTTTTTTCTCATATCTTTCATACTAGAAGGAGAAGCCCCCTCCATAATACCTGCACCTAAAATTGAATCTGCTCTTGATACAAATTCTCCGTCTGCAAGTTGAGCTAAAATAGTGTCTTCGTCTTTATCTCCATTACCAGAGCCGTCTTCTACATAACCTTCAGCACGTATATAATTATGAACATCGTTCTCATCATGAGTTTGTTTAGAGGGCATGTAATTAATTCCACCCATATTAAATTTTGGTAAAGCGTCTACAATTCCACCTTGATTAAATCTATAGTAATTAGAAGAATAATCATAAGGAGAACCACTATAAGTAGGCATAGCTCCTCTTTTAGAAGTAAGTCCGCTTATTTGTGCATCAGCCGCTGCTTGCGCTGCTGCTCTTTCTTCTTCAGTTATAAGTGGTTTCGCTTCTTCTTCTGGTATTAAAGCAGTTGAGGCAGTTAATCCTGCAGCACCTATTCCAAGTTTTGCTCCTGTGCTTAATCCTAAAAATCCTGATCCTTCTTTTGTAACTTTTCCAGCAACATCTTTAATATCTGGTGTACCCACTATGTTTTTCATAAACCAATTTGGTTCTGCTGTTGTAGGTATTGCCGAATAATTAGTTAAAAAACTTCCAGGATTAGCTACACTTACTGGGTCTAATATACTCCCCCCTGCAAATTGAGATCCCGTACCAGCAGCACTCAATCCTTGAATGCCTCCTTGCGCTGCCGCTGCTTGCGCTGCCGCTGCTGCTTCTGCAGTTCCTGCTGCAGCTGTCCCATAGCCTAAACTACTAAATGCAGTACCCTGTCCAATACCAAGACCTGCTCCTCCTGCAAATTGTCCAATACCATAACTAATACCTGCTGCCATTGCGGCATCCCGTAATGATCTTCCTGTAGATTTTCCTCGTAATTTCTGTACACCAAAAGTAGCTAGTGCAATTGTGAATGGATCCATAATTAAATTTATATAACTAGTTAATTATGTTATTTTAGCTTGTATAGCGCCAGATATCAATATCACGGCGTTTCAATGAACTCATCCTGTAATCTTCCACGGTAAGAGTATTCTCCTATGTGTGTAATGTAATCAGAGGCTAGAGCATAGCATTTGCCGCCTATATCTGTCCATCTCTTACAGAAGGCAAAATCTTCACCTAAGTAGGTATGTGTTTCTTTATCAAACCAAGTATCAAAAAAGTTCCACATATTTGGTTTATCTACTAACTTACCATTAATAATAGAACCTTGTTTAATTACCATCTCTGGGTATGCTTTAATCATCTTGTCAAATACAGAACGTTTAATAAGCATAGACCCTGTAGGTGCATGAGTCACTTCTACAATACCTTGGTTCATTTGAATATCATCTGGATTAGGTAATTTTAAAGGATACATCAATGCGTTCTTTTGTATATCGGTATGATCTTTAATCTTACCATCTTTCATCATAGCAAATACTTTCTCAGAATTAAATGTCTTTAATGGATAAGGAATAGAGATAACTTCTTTATCTGCTTTAATCATTTTAATAATAGAATCAAAATTAAAATCAATGTCAGAATCAATAAATAGCATATGAGTTAAATCCGTATCTAAAAATCCAGCCACGCATAAGTTTCTTCCCTGCGTTACTAACGAAGATTTCATTAATTGAAAAGCAACAGGAATGTTATTTGCAAAGCACTTCTTTTGAAATTCTAATAAAGATTGTGTGTAATGAATAGATACTTCTGAGTGAACAGGGGTAGAAACTAAGATAGAAAAATCAGATTTGTTTTTTTCTTTATGGAACCAAATGGGTTTACTTGCGTCTTGCATCTAAAGCACCTGTAAGGAAGCCAGTCCATTCATGGGCTTTCTTATCCCAATTATAAAATCGTTGATAAAATTTTTGTTGTTCTTGTAGGTGCTTTTGGATATGGGTTTCATGTAAATAAGCTGCTGCTGATTCTATAGCATAGGCAAAAGATTGCGCAAGGGATTTGTAGTCTTGTACATAATTAACATACACAGGCCACTCAGAACAAGTTTCATATAAAGCCCCGTGATTCGTGGTCACCACATGTAGACCCGCTGCCATGGCTTCTAGTGCCGAGATACAAAATGTTTCTTCCCAGATATTAGGGTATGCAAATATTTGGTAATCTTGCATATGCTCTAATATATATTCATTGGGTTTATAACCGATATAATGTACATTCTTTAATTCTTTTGCTTGTTGATATAACTCTGTATATTGATGATCATTTGCTTTCTTAAAAGCAGAGCCATACACATCACAGCTACTATACACATCTAACGTGATCAGGGGGTCTTTGATCAATTGCATCGCAGCAAGAATCACGTTCAAGCCTCTCCATGGAGTAGGGTGATAAATTAATTTAATGGGGTCACCTTTTTGATAAGGTTTAAAGGTTGGAAAACTAGTACAGCCGTTTTTAATAACCATGCATCGTTCTTCTGGGATCTTAAAATAGTATCTAAACTTTTCGTAATTCCAATGAGAGTTAAATACATACCAATCGTATTCTTTATGTCGTTCTGGATTACCAAAGAACTCTTGTAAGTTAGGTTGGTCGTAGGAATTCTTTTGCCAAAGAATATTAATCTTCTTTGGATCTAATGGAACTTTACCAGGAATAGATGTACAGATTTGAAAGTTATCTAATAACTTAGCATCAACCCGTTTACGCATGAACTCGAACTGGAGTTCCGTGCCGCCTCTAGGTTCCATACTTTACCTGGTTTCGCCAAATAAACTTAAATGTGCAACTGTAACAGCAACATCTTTAGCGATGTCCTCTTGTTTCGTAGTAGTGTCAGGATTAGCTACATCTGCTAATGCTTCTTCTTCGGATGCATACACAGCCCCTGTAGTTTTATTTCTAACAGTTATTGTTGTTGGACATTTAATAACAGGTACTTGTTTACCATCAATGGTTTGGTACCCTTTTATATATTGGTCTTCTATTTTTAAATCATCAGTCATATAAATATTCTTATATAGGAAATCCCTGCCCACGTCCAGACTTCTTTTTACCAGCGTGTGTTTTGGAATGCCTTCCAGGACGTTTTCTTTTATTAGATTTAGAATGAGTATTAGCTCCAAACCCTTTAGCTTTTTTAACCATTTTGATCCGATCTGTTCATTTCTAAAATAGATATCACTGCAGACACTGCGGTAGTTGTGTTAGACTCTAATCGTAAAGTATCACTCTCTTGTAATATAATGGGTCCTTTTGCAAGATTGGAAATAATATCTCCTGTTATAGAAGCGTAAGCAATTTGAAATACGGTAGTTACAGAATAGTCATAAATAGAAGCTTTAACAATCTTAGATCCTGATTCACTGGTTAATTGTATATTTTGAATAATAGCTCTTGAGTTAGCTGGACAGCTATATACAGTTACTGCTGCTGTCGTGGTAGGAGCATAAAATGCGTTTTTATAAAAATTTGCCATTAGCTATTAATCCTTAAACTAAACCAAGTGTATCGTTCTAGTTCTTGTTTTAGTTCTTCTTGAAAAGAAAAATTCAATTGATTTTTCATAGTATCTAAAGCAGCTACAATCTGACGTTGGTTTTCTACTTGATAATCATTTTTAGGCTCTGGTATATATGCTGTAATTTTTGCCATTATCTTCTACCATCTGGTTGAAAATCAAATCTAAACAACCCTAATCGCCAGTTTTCATCTACTGCTGTATTTTCTACTTTAAGTGCAGCAAGTCTAGCTCTTATTCTCGTGTCTACTTTAGTGGTACTAGAGTTAATAGTAAAGGTTGTAGGCAAGGCTGTATTAGAAGGGTAATCTCTTAAGCTTAATGTTATTTTTGCATTACCGTCTAATATTTTAAAATCTGGAATAAACCTTCTCATTTTAATAAAGTATTCCCCACCATTACCATCTACGTCTAAATCAAAATCTCCCGATTCAATATAAGCTGGAATAGCAGTAGCATTGCCATTGTAGTCTACTTCATTAACTCCCGTTTCTTGTGCGTAATAAATACTTGCTCCTTGAGATACACTAATACCATTCACCACAGGATAAGTAGGAGTAGTGTTATTTGTAAATTTAGTTGCAAAAGGTCTATCAAAAATCACCTTATCGGTATAAGAAGTTCTAGCTAAAGTTCCTGTAGTCCACACACTACTTTGATAATTATAACAAACCATTCTATCTACAAAATTAGAACCAGCACTTGGGTAAAACCATATAATTTCCGAAAATAAACTATTGTGTGCAGAGTACACTTGTTGTCCCGCATTATAATTAAGACCAGGAGAACCGTTTAATGTTTTAAACACAAAGTCTTCCACCAAGCAGGGTAATTTTTTAACGGATCCATCATACAAGAAGAATCCACCTTCATCGCTCATCCAATACACATTGGTATCTACAAACACTGCTGCATTTTGGCCAATGCTTCCACAGTTGGAACCGACCTGTCTAATAGAAAACGTAAAAGGTGTCCCAATAAACTGCATAATATAAGCTGCTGAATCTGTTGCGATAAAGGTATAATCTTTACCTTTAGAAGCACATCTTATCTCTGTTCCAGAATCAATTCTAAAAGTTCCCGCTGTATTTACAGAGGTAGGTGCATATACATTAATATCTTCTTGATCCGAGAACCTAATAAACATCTTATCTTGAGTAGTAGGGTCTCCTATAATGGTCTCCGTACCTAATAGTACTAAATGCCTATCTCTATCGGATACAATAGACATATACGATACAGTAGGACAACCCGCTATAATAGCAGCCCTAGTTACTAAGGCACTTGCATTTCCTGCAATAGGAGTCCATTGAAAAGATTTTCCATTATGCACAGTAGCGATTAAAATTTGACCAAAGTTATCTAAAGACCACAGCCCTGGATCTAATAGGGCGTTTGCAGTAGTTCGTGGTGTACCCCAAGTAGAAGAGCCCCAGCGACCTGCACCCCATCCATAAGCGGGTGTTTGTAGTAAGGGACCAATAGCAATATAAGGTAATACATCTAGCGTACCATCATTGGTTCCTCCCGATCCTGTTTCAGCGGTAGGCATGGTAATAGTAAAAGTAGCAGTAGTGGGTATAGTTTTTACTTCAAATAAAATGTCGTCAAAATTAACAGCAGTATAATTAGTTGCTCCAGTAAAAGAACCAGCATTTTCAAAAGTAATAATATCACCAATTTCTAATAGATGATTAGTTGTTGTTGTAATGGTGACAGTAGTAGAACCATTGGTAGTAGTAATGTCTGCGCCTGTTTGTTGTCTATCTGGATCAATAGGGGTAATGTCATAAAAATCACCTGCGTAATAAACATATAGACAGCGATTAGTTCCTATAGCGGCATATTTTCTACCATCTAAATCAGCAAACGTATGTTGAGCACGAGCTGCTCCTATCATACTATATTGTTCTATCTGTAACCATCCACCTATTTTTTCAGGTTGACCATAACGAAAGCGTACGTTATCTCCATCTACCCATACATTTTCTGCTTGGGTGTTGGTTATTTGTTTATTAAAGCCTGCTTGAAATGGAACTTTTGTTAATGCCATAAAGACATTTTATCAAAGTATATAATGTAAGTATAGACACAAGAGGAACGGTGGGGTGAAGTGTGGTTCCTCTTGCTTAATTTATTATATTACTTTTTAAACCAAGATGGAAGGCCTAAATGAGCTCTTTTATCAAACTTATTGTCTTCAGATCCTTTGGTAGCCTTATTGTTGTAATGTAAAAATACTTGACCACAATCTGTTCCTGAACTGCTTGACCTTTTTATCACAATCCAAGCTGGTTTAAATCCTGTATAAACAAATGTTCCATCAGCATTTCCATTCCCTGTGTAAGAACCAAATTTTGAGTAGCCTTGTTTTTCTGCGAAGCAGTAAGCTATAAAATCTTCTGATGGTTCATTTACATAACCACTAGCACCAATATTTATTACAGTAGTAGATGGTGCAGAAGAATAATATCCTATATTAGTTGCTACTGCATTAGTAGATTGTAATTGTAAATAATTATTTAGGGAATTTAGCTTTAACTGCTGCTTGGTCTAATTTCCAGCTATCAATTCCATCATCGTGAATTTTTTCTAGTTGAGATTCCCAAGTACCATATGCTTTTCTTCTCATGTCTAAAATTGTTCTAGCAACTACAGCATCATTAATAGTTAGACCCCATGCTTGACAATAAGTAAAATCAAATCCTGTTGGTACTGTGTTTAACAATTCTAACCCCTCTTGCGTATCTTTAGCTAATAACAAGAAGGCATCATTACTTGGTGTTTGTGCTATAATCGTAACATCTCTTTGAATAGGGTTTTCCATTGTTCCAAAAAAGGTTTCCCAGTTACTTGATTCTATTTTATATAATTTCATCTTCTACTCCTGTAAGTTCTATTTTTAAGGTTGGGTTCACATTTCCTTCAAGAATTTTTGTTTCTTTAGGAATCAAACCTATACTCTTTAATGCGTTCCATGTATAGGGGTTACTCATGGCATTTCTTAGTTTAGCTGGTGATGGTCTGCCATTAGCAATCATTTCAGCCTGTATTTCTCTACCTATATTGACAGTAAATTCATTTGCAGCATTAGCTTCAAACATTTCTTCATCTGTGTAACCCTCAATTCTTGTAGGTTCTGCAATGATAAATAGTTCTTTTAGCAGTTTATTTAGAATGACAATCTCATCTTTGTTTAATTTGAAGGCTTCATCTGCGGCTACTTGATGGCTTTCTAGTTCCATAATTTCAGCTTTTAGTTCCAATATATCTTCTTGCAAACCAGCTTCTTTTTCAAGACGATTTAGTTTTGCTAGTTTAGCTTGGTATTTTAAATTACCTACTTCTTCTAATACGGCTGCTCTCACCCTACCTTCTAAAAAACCTTTTAAAGTTTTTATTTTTTCCCAAGCCGTATCTCCTATGACTTGGTATCGGTAGTTAAATTCTGTGTTTAGTTTTGATGCCATTTTATTTTCCTTCCATATTGTTAATAATTTTATGCACTTATTGAATATCCTGCTGCTGCTAATGCTCTCCTAGCAGTTCCTACACCCGTAGTATCACTAGCAACTACTCCAGAATTATTTACTAAATTTGTTATAGAAAAAGTTTCACCATAACCAAATATGGCTTTGTCGCCACCATACCCAGCAGCTGCTATACCGTGTCTAGCTGTACCTACACCTGTTGTGTTTGCTGCTACAACACCAGTATTTGAAACTAAATTTGTTATAGAAACAACTGAACCAGTAGTACCATACCCAAATATAGCCTTGTCTGTTCCATAAGAAGATGCTGCTAAATAGGCTCTTGCCGCTCCAACACCAGTCGTGTCAGTAGCCACTACACCTAAATTAGATACTAGATTAGACATTGAAACAAAACTTCCTGTAGTACCATATCCAAAGATAGCTTTGTCACCACCGTAAGTTGTTGCTGCTAAAGACTCTCTAGCTGTACCTACACCTGTTGTGTCTGTAGCCACCACACCTGAACTTGAAACTAAATTAGTCATTGAAACATTACTTCCAGTAGTACCATAACCGAAAATACCTTTATCA